GCAAGAACTAGAACAATACGGGAATGTTGTATTTTGCGATATTAATAATATAATATCTTATGTTGTTGTAATGTCAGATTGGACTTCAGACCAAGCTACATTTGAGGCAATTGCAAATATTTACATTATTCCTTATTTTCCTTATTTATACAATTTTACATTGCAAGACGGAACAATAAAAGCACAATACAATTCAGTAGAATTTAACTCTTAATTATGAAAACACTTAAAGACAGATGGAGTGCTAAGACTCCAACATTTTGGAAGAAAGTACAACGTGTAGGATTAGTAGCAGGCGCATTGGGTGCAGCTCTTATTGCAGCTCCTATAGCTTTACCTGCAGCTTTAGTTGCTGCTAGTGGATACTTAGTAGCAGTAGGAGGAGTGACCGCAGCATTATCTCAGCTTACGGTTGATGACAAAAAAGAACTAGAAGATTAGGATAAGTACGTATTTTTACTTATATTATACTTATAATATTTGTAACTCATGGAATTAACAATAACTCTTTTTGCAGCAGGTACCATACTTGCACTCATCGGCTTCTTCTTAAGAACAGCATATAATAACATTATATCAGATCTTAAGGAGCTGAAAGATGATAGTCATCGTCACATTGAAGAACAAGGTAAGCTCAAAGGAAAGATTGAGTTATTGGAACAAGAGCATAGATTGAAATATCAGCTTATCCAAGAAACAACTCAACAAGAAATTAAAACCATGGCTAGTAAAATAGGTGACCTATCTGATATGGTAGGTGAACTAGTCAAGGTTCAACTGAAAGTAAAATAATATGTTAACTACAGCACAAGCAACAGCTAAATACGGCAAGCCAACAGAAACAGGAGCCGGCTATTTAACTACAATTATATGTCCTTATCCATTGCGTATAGCATGGGATACTGATACTACAACAAGTAGAGTAAGATGTCATAAAGATATAGCTGACAACCTTCTTGCTGTATTTAATGATCTTCTTTCTCACTATGGGTCAGCAAGAATAAAAGAACTTGGGATTGATCTTTTTGGTGGTTGTTTTAATTACCGCAAAATGCGTGGAGGAGCTTCATGGAGTAAACATGCTTGGGGAATAGCAATAGATCTTGATCCTGCTAGAAATACACTAAAAGAAACAAAACGTACTGCACGTTTTGCTAGACCAGAATACAAGCCTATGATAGATATATTCTACAAACATGGGTTTATTTCTTTGGGAGTAGAAAAAGATTATGACTGGATGCACTTTGAAATAAAAGAATAGTATGAAGTTTAGAAATAGTTGGGCAGCAAAAAACAAACTTTGGGACAAGTTTGCTATTAGATTTAGATTAGGTGCAATTGATTTCTTTATTATAGAAGTAGACATATCAAGAGAGTTCTATATGTTTACTCTTCTAAACTTTACAATTAAAAACCGCTAACCGCTCTACTAACACTTTAACCCAACTAGTCTAACTGGTTGGGTTTTTTACTTTTAAATATATCAAGTTTAAACTTTTATTGTATATTTGCTAAAACCAATACAGTAATTATGGAAAGTAAAGTAGAAGAGCAAGAGCTCACACATGAAGAATTGCAAGCAAGAAAAGAAGAAATGTTGCAGTTCTACACAGAATCAATTCCTTATTTGAATGCTCAATTTCAACATGAGGAACTTTTAATGAAGATTGACAAAGCTCGTTTTGAAAGAGCACAGTATCAACTTCAGTATGCAATGATGATGAATCCACCACAGGAGTCTGAGTCACCAGAAGAGTTGCGTGAAGAAATATCTAAAGAGAGAAAGCTTAAAAAATCCTAGTCATGGCTTTAGTAAATCAAGTACAGAAGCGTGTGCGTATGCCTAAGTGGGAAGTAGTAAAGTTTCAGATACTAACTCATTGCTATATTAACCGTATAGCAGTGAGTGAATCTGATCTTAACTGTCTTACCTTACTTAGCTTCAATCAGCCAATAGAGCTGACACACTTTTGTTATGATGCTTCAGCAGAAGAAGATTGGATCTTTAAAACACCACAGACTGTACGTAACTGTATTAACAAAGCAGAAAAGAATAATCTTGTTGTAAAAGATGGAAGTAACAAGAAAGTTATTATGCTTAATCCAGCTTTACAAATACAGACTGAAGGAACAGTATTGCTTGACTATAAATTCTTAGGAAATGATACCCAAGAAACCGCAGGTAATAATTAAGCAAGTAGCAGAAGAACTAGATCTTCCTCAGTCATTAGTAGATGATATTGTAAGTTTTTATTATAAAGAAGTAAGAAGATGCCTTTCAAGTTTAGAAGAACCAAGAATAAACTTACCAGGTTTAGGACACTTTTTAATTAAACAACGTGCAGTAAATGTCCAGATAAAAAAACATGAAGGAGCGTTGAAGCAATATAACAGAGATACATTTAAAAATTATCACAACTTAAAATTGGTAGAACAAAGACTTGAGAAACTTTACAATGCTAAAAAGAATATAGTAGAGTTTTTAGAGGAAAAAAAGAAATTCAAAGATGGCAGGTAAAATAAAGGATCTATGGAAGAATAGAAAACAAATTATGGAGGGAATTAAGAACTCTGTAATCCGTGATGAGTTTGTAGAAGAGATAGCTTCTTATAGAATGGACATATGTACTTCATGTGTGCGTAAGGATGTTGATGGTAAACATTGTTTAGTACCAGGAACTGCTCCATGTTGTAATTTATGTGGATGTTCTCTTCAGTTTAAAACAAGATCATTATCATCTTCATGCCCAGATTATAGATGGTTCTCTTTAATATCAGAAGAAGATGAAGATAAACTAGATGCACTATGAGTATAGTATTTAATGCTGCTGATCATAGCTATAAAAGCATTGAGGTAGATGACATAAAATGGATAAGTGTTACGTCACTTGTTTCCAACTTCAAGAAACCATTTGATGCTAAAGCTGTAGCAGCTAAAGTAACAAACTCTAAAAGATCTAAGTGGTACGGCATTGCACCGGAAAAGATTTTAGAGATATGGGATAATGAAGCAAACCGTGCCACTACCCTTGGTACTTACTACCATAATCAAAGAGAGTATGATTTATGCTCTCTTGCTTCTTTAGAAAGAGAAGGTATAACTATTCCTATTGTACCTCCTGTAGCTGAGATAGAAGGATTAAAACAGGCACCTGTACAAAGACTAGATCCAGGAGTATATCCTGAGCACATGGTGTTTTTAAAGTCTGCAGGAATATGCGGACAGTCTGACCTTGTAGAAGTAGTTAATGATCATGTAAACATTACAGACTATAAGACTAACAAAGAGATTAAGACTGAGTCTTATGTAAACTGGGAAGGAATATCTGAGAAACTGCTCTTTCCTGTAAACAATCTAGATGACTGTCATTTTAATCACTATGCATTACAGTTGAGTATTTATATGTATATTATACTCAAACATAATCCAAAGTTAAAACCGGGCAAGATGTTTATACATCATGTATTGTTTGAAACTGAGGGAGAAGATGATTATGGATATCCAATTGTAAAGTATACTTCAGAAGGTGATCCTGTAGTTAAAGAAGTTGTACCAATTGAAATACCATATTTAAAAGATGAGGTAATCAGCATCATTAACTGGTTACATGAAAACCGAGACCAAATAAAAAAGAAATGATAGCTAAACTATTTGATTTGCAAAACGGCATAGTTGTTCCAACAGAACACTGCTATACACTTAAATCACTAAAAGATATAATGGATAATTATCCTGAAGACTATCTTAAAATTTACTTGTATTTGTTTTACATGACCTGTCCTAACCCGGACATGAATCCTTTCTTCAATGTCCCACATATGGATAAAGAAGATATAGTATTAAATGAAATAGAAGCAACCTTCTCTACAGAAGATGATGATATAGTAACTGCACTTAGATTCTGTCAAAGAATGTATGAAACTCCTACCTCCCGCGCGTATGAGGGTATGCAGAAAGCACTAGATAGAATATCAAGATACTTATCTACTACTCAGATTACTGACGGTAAAGATGGTAACATAGCTCAAATTAGAGCAATTGCCAAAGACTTTGATGCAATCAGACAATCTTTCAAAGGAGTATACAAAGACCTTCAGGAAGAACAACAAAGCAAAGTACGTGGTGGTCAGGGTCTAGCATATGATATGTAATGGAAGCATTCTGGGAAAACATACCTACTTGGGATAACGGAGTCTGGACAACTACTAGTTTTGCTACTAGAGAAGACTTAAGAATATTCTTACTTACTATATTCAAAGAACCTGGTCAGTATAATTTTAATGAAGACTCTAATAAGATCTTTAATGAACAGGCCCAGATCTTTAAAGCAAGTAAGGTATATTGTACAGCACCATTCAGATCTAAAGACTTTATCAAGTATTGGGATGACCAAAAGACTAAGTGTAGAAATGGTGTATTAGTTAAGTCAGGAAAAGAAACTTGGTATCTTGCCCGAGAATATTATATGTGGCTTAACTTCTTGCCTATCTTCAACAAGGAGATACAAGCATTTGGATTTGCTGATATCCGTGATGCACAGTATCACATGGCTCTATATGAGCAACTAGCAGAGTTACACTATAAACATGCAGCTATACTCAAGAAACGTCAGATAGCTTCTTCTTACTACCATGCAGGTAAACTAATAAATCAGCAATGGTTTGAGGCCGGTGTTACTCTTAAGATGGGGGCATCTCTCAAGGATTACATTAATGAGAAAGGTACATGGAAATTTTTATCTGAATATGCAGCATTCTTAAATGAGCATACAGCATGGTACCGTCCTATGTCACCAGATAAAGTCATGATGTGGCAACAGAAGATTGAGGTAAGAAAAGGAGATAGAAAAGCTGAAGTAGGTCTTAAAGGTACAATACAAGGTATGTCCTTTGAAAAAGATCCTACTAATGGTGTCGGTGGACCAGTTAAATATTTCTTTCATGAGGAAGCAGGGATTGCTCCTAAGATGGATACTACCTTTGGATATATCAAGCCTGCGCTTAAATCAGGTATGATTACTACAGGTATGTTTATAGCTGCAGGATCTGTGGGTGACTTAGATCAGTGTGAGCCACTGAAAGAAATGATTCTTAACCCAGAGGCTAATGAGATATACGCAGTAGACACTAATCTTATAGATAAAGATGGTACTATTGGTATGTCAGGATTATTTATTCCTGAACAATGGTCTATGCCGCCTTATATAGATGACTATGGTAATTCACTTATAGAAGAATCTTTAGAAGCCCTTGATAAGTATTTTGAGGAATGCAAAAAGAAGATGTCTCCAGAAGCATATCAGCTTGAGGTATCTCAGCATCCAAGAAATATTGAGGAGGCGTTTGCACATAGAAAAGTATCTATATTCCCTCAGCATCTTGTTAATGCTCAGTTAAGAAGAATAGAAGAAAAAGAATACTCATATGAATTCTTAGATATACGTAGAGATGCAGAAGGAAAAGTTACAGTAAAAGAAACTAATAAACTTCCTATATCAGAGTTTCCTATATCTAAGAAAACAGAAGATAAGACAGGAACATTAGTAGTATGGGAAAGACCTGTTAGTAATCCTGAATTTGCTGTAACATACTATGCATCTATTGACCCTGTCTCAGAAGGTAAGACAACTACCTCAGAATCACTATGTTCTATCTATGTAATGAAAGCTCCGGTTGAAGTAACAAAGGTTACTATGGGTGAGACTGAGACATTTATAGAACAAGACAAAATAGTAGCAGCCTGGTGTGGTAGATTTGATGATATCAAAAAAACACATGAGAGACTAGAAATGATAATAGAATGGTATAATGCATGGACAGTAATAGAGAATAACATCTCTTTGTTTATTCAGTATATGATTTCTAGAAAGAAGCAAAAGTATTTAGTACCAAGAACACAGATTATGTTCTTAAAGGACCTAGGCGCTAATGCTAATGTATTCCAGGAATATGGTTGGAAAAATACAGGTGTATTGTTTAAGCAACATCTCTTAAGTTATGTTATAGAATATACAAGAGAGGAATTAGATGTAGCAACAAAAGAAGACGGTACTATTGTAAAGACAAACTATGGTATAGAACGTATTCCAGATCCAATGTTGCTTAAGGAAATGAAAGCATATCAGGAAGGACTCAATGTTGACCGCTTGGTATCCTTTGCAGCATTAGTAGCATTCATGCGTATTCAGCAGGCTAACAGAGGTTACGCAAAAAGAATGGTTATGGATGATGCCTCTAAAAACTTGCAAAAGTCAGAAAATTTGTATAAATTAAATAACAGCCCTTTCCGTCATTTAGGTAAAGGGTCAAGAGGTGGTGGCCCAGGATTTAAAAGATCACCATTTAAAAACTTTAAATAAAAGCTATGCAGGTATATAACGCAATGCAGCTCAAAGGTGGAGCTAAAGTAAAACATAATAGAATGGGTAGTATTACCCAGCCACTTCAGTTTTTACCTAAAGCAGAAAAAGATCAAGAGTGGGCAGCATGGAACTTAGACTGGTTAGAATGGAATGGTCTTAAGCAAATCCGTAAAAATGCCCGTAGACTTATGAAGAACTATAAACTTGCTAAAGGTATTATAGATAAGTCAGATTATATTATTGAAGAGGATAATGAGTATAGGGATATAGTAGAGACACTTACAAAAGAAGATTACTCAGCATTAGAGCTTAAATTCTATCCAATCATCCCAAATGTAATTAATGTTCTTGTAGCTGAGTTTGCTAAGAGATCAACTAAACTTACATACCGTGCAGTAGATGAGTTCTCCTATAATGAAATGATGGAGAAAAAACGTGCAGATGTTGAGGAAGTACTCATGGGTGATGCACAAATGAAAATCATTGCTGCATTGCTTGAGCAAGGATTAGATCCTAACTCTCCTGAAGCACAACAAGAACTTGATCCAGCTAAACTTAAAACTCTGCCTGAAGTAGAAATGTTCTATAAGAAAGATTATAGATCAATGATAGAACAGTGGGCTTCTCATCAACATAAAGTAGATGTTGAAAGATTTAAGATGGATGAACTAGAAGAGCGTGGTTTCCGTGACTCTCTAATTACTGACCGTGAGTTCTGGCATTTCCAAATGATGGAAGATGATTACAATGTAGAACTTTGGAATCCGGTATTATCATTCTATCATAAATCTCCAGACGCAAGATATATCTCTCAAGCTAATTGGGTAGGTAAAACAGATATGTTTACTGTAGCTGATGTTATTGACCGTTATGGATATCTAATGACTACAGAACAATTGGAGGCTTTAGAAGCCATCTATCCTATCAGATCTGCAGGTTATAATATTGGTGGACAGCAGAATGACGGTTCTTACTATGATGCTACTAAGACACATGAGTGGAACACTAACCTACCTTCTCTTGCATACCGTCAGTATACATCTATGGTATCAGGGAATATATTAGAAGGAGGAGATGTTATCTCACAGATACTTGCAGAAGGAGAAGATTACAATGTTGCCGGTACAGCATATTTACTCAGAGTAACTACAGCATACTGGAAGTCTCAACGTAAAGTAGGTCACTTAACTAAAATAGCAGATAATGGTGAAGTAACTACTGAAGTAGTAACTGAAGCTTATAGTATTACAGATAAACCAATATATGACACTAAGTTGTTTAAGAATAAAACAAAAGATAACTTAGTATATGGAGAACATATTGATTGGATTTGGATCAATGAAGTATGGGGTGGTATTAAGATTGGACCAAACATTCCATCATTCTGGGGTATGAACAACCCTGGAGGATTTACACCTATCTATATTGGTGTTGATAAAAATAAACTAGGTCCGCTTAAATTCCAGTTTAAAGGTGATGAATCACTTTATGGATGTAAACTTCCTGTAGAAGGAGCAGTATTCTCAGATAGAAATACTAAGTCAACAGCGCTTCTAGATTTGATGAAGCCTTATCAGATTGCATACAACATAGTAAATAATCAAATAGCAGATATACTAGTAGATGAATTAGGTACTGTTATTATGCTAGATCAAAACTCATTACCTCGTCACTCACTAGGAGAAGACTGGGGTAAAGGAAACTTGGCTAAAGCATATGTGGCAATGAAGAATTTCCAGATGCTTCCTCTAGATACATCTATCACAAATACAGAGAATGCATTAAACTTCCAGCACTTCCAGAAATTAGATCTGTCACAAACAGAGCGTCTCATGTCTAGGATTCAGCTTGCCAATTACTTTAAACAACAGGCGTATGAAGTAATTGGTGTGAATCCTCAGCGTATGGGTCAACAGTTATCACAACAAACTGCTACTGGAGTAGAGCAAGCTGTAAATGCATCATATGCACAAACAGAAGTATTCTTTATCCAACACTGTGATTATCTAATGCCAAGAGTACATCAGATGCGTACAGATTTAGCACAATACTATCATGCTAAGAAGCCATCTTTAAGATTGCAATACATGAGTACAGCAGATGAGAATGTAAACTTCCAAATCAATGGAACAGACTTATTGATGAGAGATCTAAACATTTTCTGTAGCACAACTGCAAATCATAGAGCTATACTTGAGCAACTTAAAGCTATGTCACTTAATAACAATACTACAGGAGCTAGTATATATGACTTAGGTAGAGTAGTTCAATCTGATTCAATTGCTGAACTTAATTCAGTTCTTAAAGCTGCAGAAGATAAGTCAATGCAGATGAAGCAACAAGAGATGCAGCAACAACAGCAAATGCAACAAGAGCAACTTCAGTCTCAAGCTGAAAATCAAAAACTTAAACTTGATCATGATGCTATGGAGGCTGAGAAGAATAGACAACGTGATATTCTTGTGGCTGAAATACGTGCAGCAGGTATGGGCTCAATGGTTGACATTAATCAGAACATGCAGTCTGACTTTGTAGATGCCATGAGAGACATACGTCAAGAAGACCAGTATAAGTCTCAGATGGATTTAGAGAGACAGAAAGAAGCAAATAGAAATTCTCTTGCTGCACAGAAAAATGACTTGGAAAGACAGAAGCTAGCAGTGCAACAAGACATAGCTGACAAGCAATTACAAGTAGCAAGAGAGAATAAGAACAGATTTGATAAAGGATCAAATTCAGAAAAGAAAAAATAGTTTAGCTATATATTGCCAAAAAAGACTTTTCTATTTTAAATTTCTGAAGTTTATCTTATCAAAAATTCTTATATTGAATTAAGTAACATTAAAAACCAACAAATATGGAAGACACTAAGCCAACTAGTGATCAGACCCTTGATACTACAACGGTAGGTCAAGTAGATGTAAATTTGGATGAACTCTTTGGAACTCCGGGTGCAGAAAACATTATGCTCCCTGATAATAAAGAAGAAGAAAAAACTAAGTCAGTATTCTCTAATGAGAATCTGGTAGATGTAACGTTCATTGACAAGCCTGCTTCTGGTGAAACAGTAGCAAGCAAAGAAGAAGCTAAGCAAGAGGTTGAAGAGACAATTGCAGAGTTGAATAACTTGATTACTCAAGAAGAAGATGCAGGTAACAAAGGAAGACCAAAAGTAGATAAGTCTGGTCTTGCTGAGTTAGCATCTAAAATGATTGAAGAAGGTTCTTTAGTTCCTTTTGATGATGACAAACCATTAGAGGAATATACAACAAAAGACTTCCGTGAATTATTTGAAGCAAACTTCCAAGAAAGAGAAAACAAGATTAGAGAAAATACTCCAAAAGAGTTTTTCCAAGCTTTGCCAGAGGAACTTCAAATTGCTGCTAAGTATGTAGCTGACGGTGGTCAAGATCTTAAAGGATTATTTAGAACTCTTGCTCATGTAGAAGAGATCATTGAATTAGATCCTACAGATGAATATGACCAAGAAGAAATTGCACGTCAGTATTTACATGCTACAAGATTTGGAACAGCTGAAGAGATTGAGGCAGAGATTGAAGATTGGAAAGATCTTAACAAGCTAGGTCAGAAAGCTCAACAGTTCAAACCAAAGTTAGATGCAATGCAAGAACAAATCATTGCTAGACAACTTGCAGAACAAGAGGTTAAGAAAGATCAACAAGAAAAAGCAGCTAAGGCATATACTGATAATGTATATAACACTCTTGTAGCCGGAGAACTTGGAGGTATTAAGTTAGATAAGAAGACTCAGTCACTTTTGTACTCAGGTCTTGTACAACCTAACTATCCATCAATCTCTGGTAAGCCTACAAACTTACTTGGTCACTTACTTGAGAAGTATCAGTTTGTAGAACCAAACCACACTCTTATTGCTGAAGCACTATGGCTTCTTGCTGATCCAGATGGATACAAAGGAAGAGTAAGAGACATAGGTGGTAAACAAGCTACAGAAAAAGTAGTAAGACAGTTGAAGACTGAAGAGCAAAGAAAGATCACTTCATCAGCTCAAGAAGATGACGATGAAAGACCTAGAAAAGCTCAACAGAGAACAATACCTAGAAATCAAGGAAATATATTTAAACGGTTTTAATTATAAACAAACAAACAAAAACAAACAAACATGGCAACTCCAGTTTTAAACAATGGTATATTCCTGCGTGACACTGCGTATAACGCTAGTTCACATGTGGATTCTTACCACCTAAAAAACATGTTGAAGGATGCAGAACCAATGGACTTAGGTCCAGTAGACCTATGGGCTATGGCTCAGAAGGTTGAAATGCCCCTTTATCAGATGTCCTCTTTTGGAGGAAAGAATGTAATCATGGTTGACAATGCTCGTGGAGAGTACAAATGGCAGACTCCGGTTTCCATTGACCTTCCATACATTGTTGAGGACATTGAGGATCCTAACACGTTCCTTGGTGTAGATGGTACTACATTCAAAATTAAACTTAACAAGCGTGAGTTTGGACATGGTGATATCATCACTTATGACAAATACAACGGTGTTGAGATGTACATCACAGATGAGGATATCCTTCCAATTGGAGATGGATTCATCTATACAGTACAACTTGTGAACAATGATAACTACAAGTATCTTGATCACAAATATTTGGCTAATGGTACTAAAGTGTTCCGTAAAGGTTCTGCAAGAGGTGAGTATGGAGAGCGTTTCTCTGACATCATCACTAATGCTGGATTCCGTGAGTTCTACAACTTTGTAGGAGGAGCAGAAGCACACGTACATTATTCTATTTCTTCCCGTGCTGATTTGATGATCAAAGGTGGAATGAATGCAGATGGTACAGTTCCTGTAACTGAGATCTGGAGATCATTTGACAAATCTATTGATCCATCAATCAACTCTTTGGAGGATATGGTTAAGGTTATGGGTAAAGACTCTGTCAAAAAAGCATTTGACAATGGAGATCTTTCACGTACATTCTTGACTAACATGGAAGCAGCTCACCTTTCTAAAGTTGCATCTGACATTGAGACTTACTTGATGTGGGGACAAGGAGGTAGAGTACGTCAAGACGGTCCAGATGATATCAGATTGTCTGTGGGTCTTTGGAAGCAGTTGGATAACTCATTTAAAAGAGTATACAACAAAAATAACTTTACACTTGATTTGTTCCGTGGAGAGATCTACAACTTCTTCAATGGTAAGGTTGAGTTCCAAGGTCCAGATCCAAAACGTTCTCTAGTAGTTCAAACTGGTATGGGTGGAATGCGTATGGTTAATGAAGCTATCAAGAGAGAAGCTATCTCTTCTGGTCTTCTTATCCAAGCTGCTGATATCGGTGCAATCACTGGTAAAGGTATGGACTTGAACTTTGGATTTGCTTACACTTCTTATGTTATCCCATTCTTGGCTAACGTTAAGTTTGTGTTGAACCCAGCATTTGACAACGTTCATACAAATGATATTGAGAACCCAATCATTGATGGTTTCCCATTGTCTTCTTACTCATTCATTATCTTTGATATCACTGATAATACAAATGATAACATCTACTTATTGAAGTTGTCTTGGGACAACCAATTGAAGTGGTGGTATCAGAATGGTACTATGGACTATATGGGCCGTACTCAAGGCTTCCAGTCTTCAGGACAATTCAATGGTTACCGTGTAATGATGTCTCAAACAATGCCAGCTATCTGGGTTAAAGACCCAACTAAAGTGTTGAAAATTGTTATGAGAAACCCAATCACTGGTGGATCATTCTAATATAAACAACCGGTAAAAAACAGGGAGGGGTTAACGCTCCTCCCTTTTTTACTATATTTAACCAACAATTAAAAACCAACAAAAAAATGGAAAATGTAACTTTTACAATGGTAGAGACGCGGGTAGCTAAGGTAACCCCAATTGCAGTCAAACCATATTTTGACAATTCAGTATCAAACATGGGACTAGAAGATTATGGTCTATCTTTATTTGACGGTGTGACTCACACTGAGCAACTGGCTTGTCTAGAAAAAAATGGAGTAGTTCAATACTTAACAGGACTAAATGAATTTGCTCCAGACATCAAACTTATGCAACCTGAAGACAGAGCAGCTAAGATTAAAGAAATTAGAACTGCTGTAGCTGAAATAGAAAAAGAACTAGCAGCAAATGTTCTTGATATTGAAAGCGCTACATTCTGGAATGAAGTTAAACTACTACGTCCTGATAACTCAGACTTCTGGAATAAGATATCATTATCTTGTGGTAATGAGCCAGTATTTTTAGATCCTAAAGATCCATTTGATAGAATTAAACTTTATGCTATTGAAGCAGGAGGTTTTTCTATTATAGCACGTAGCTATGATGAGGCTAGATCAAAAGCAGTACCACCTAAGTTTTACTTAGACAAACAACAAGAAACTGCTGGTGCTAGAACTGAGTACAAGAAAATCCGTAACAAAGCTCTTGCTGAGTTGCAGAAACTATTTGATAAAAACAGCACTAAGTTGTTCTACATTGCTAAGGCAGTGGATACAGCAAGTGTACAGTATAAAAAACATACCCCTAATGATGTAATCTATGACAATATGGATAGACACATCAATGGTGAAGGTACGGAAGGTAACAAAGAAAGAGCAGCTCAAGGCTTCCTTGATGCAGCAGCTTTAGACATGGAAACATTAAAAATTAAAGCAATTGTTAGAGATTCCGTATTTTTTAAGTATATTATAAGTAAGGCAGATGGATATATCTACCATGCTAAGTCAAACACTATGCTTGGAAGAAACCCATCTGACGTTGTTGAGTTCTTGAAAAACCCTCTAAATGAGGATGTTCTGAAGGATCTTAATAACAATGTTGAAAGGTTATGGAATTCTTAATTTGTATATAATGAAAACTACAGCAAAAAAATCTACAGGAAAAGTAGGTGGAGTGAAGGTTGGTCTTAATGGCAACCTACCGGTACAGAAGGTACCAAGTACAAAAGGTGTTATGCCAGGACTTAATGGCAAAGTATCTGTACAAACTAACCCTGGTGGTTGGGCAGGTGGAAGAGGAAATACAGCTCCTAAGACTGCTGAACCTAATAACTAATTATCATGCCTAAAGATGCATGCTATACAAAAGTAAAAGCACAGTACGCTGTGTTCCCTTCAGCTAGAGCTTCTCAAGCTATTGCCAAATGCCGTAAAGGTTCAGGCACAGTTAGAAAGACTAAAGCAGGAAGTGATCTTAAAAGATGGCAAGCAGAGAAATGGCAAGATACAAAGTCTGGAAAAGCTTGTGGGGCTGGTGGTAAAAATGAATACTGCCGCCCTACAAAAAAGGTTTCTTCTAAGACACCAAAAACAAAATACCAACTTACTCCTTCTAAACTAGCTGCTAAAAAAGCTGAGAAGTCTAGAGTAGGTATGGGAAGAAAAGTAACTAAATCATAAAATATATAGATATGTCAAAGACAACTTTAATGAAAGATATTGGGTCAGCTATTGGTAAATCAGTAAAAGCTGGTATTAAAAGTAGCAAGCTTAAAAAGAATCCAAGGGTTCTTGCACAAAAAATGAATCCTAAACAACAAGGGGATGAATTAGAAAAAGCTGCTAGTGAAGCTAAAAAATTTAAAAGAAGAGTTGGTAGAAACCGTTTTGGTGCAGGTGTAGCAGCTACATATGCTGCAAATAAAGGTATTGAAGCTTATAATGCATCACCTTACAAACTCAATGTAAGCATTGAAAAAAAGGAAAGTGCTTCTAAGGTATCTGCTGCACGTAAGGAACAGATTACTGCAAATAAGGCTAAAGTAAAAGCAGCTGGTCAACAAACTAAAGCTACAACTAATAAAGAAAAGGTAGCGGCAAATGCAGCTAAGGTAGCAGCCAATAAAAAAATGGTTGCAGCTAATAAGAAAAAAGTAGCTGCTAATAAAAAAGTTGCTGCAAACACAGCACGTTATAAAAATTAATAAGTCATGCCACACGGAATAGGACATTTACCCTCTACTATAATTAAACAAGGTAAAGAAAAAGCTAAGAAAGAAGCTGCCAATAAAAAGAAGGTGGCTGAGAATGCTAAAAAAGTTGAAGCTAACAGAAAAAAGGTAGCAGAGAACAAAGCAAAGGTTAGGATTAATAAAGCTGATATAGAACTTGCTAAGTTTTATAAAAAAATACCAAAGGGTCAGACATATTTAAAATCTGGTGGTCCTGTAAAAAAAGCACAGATGGGTCAGTCTATGGATAGAGGTACTCTTGCTCCTAATTCAGGAATGAATGATGGTAGTTCTTCTACACCAGTAATGGCAAAAAAAGGTGGGTCTACAGGAGATAAAAAATGGATACAAAAAGCAATCAATCCCAAACATAAAGGATATTGTACTCCAATGACTAAACCAACTTGTACACCTAAGAGAAAAGCATTAGCTAAAACTCTTAAGGCAATGGCTAAAAAAAGATAATAATGGCAAAAAGTAGAGCACAACAAGCAGCAATAGCTATCTCAATGAAGAAAGCTGGTAAGACTCCAAAGATGAAATCTGGAGGCTCTACTCCTGCTTGGACGCGCAAGGAAGGTAAAAATCCTACAGGAGGACTTAATGCTAAAGGAGTAGCTAGTTATAGAGCAGCTAATCCAGGAAGTAAGTTACAAACTGCTGTTACTACAAAACCTTCTAAGCTTAAAGCTGGAAGTAAAGATGCTAAGAGACGTAAGAGTTTCTGTGCTAGGATGTCTGGAATGCCAGGCCCTATGAAAGATGAAAAAGGAAGACCAACAAGAAAGGCTCTTTCTTTAAGAAAGTGGAATTGTTAATTTAATTATATAAAAGATGATAAAGCCTAGAACTCCCATTAAAAAGCAAAAGTCTGACCCTAGACCAAAGCCTACAGTTAGACCAAAACCTACTGGGCCTGATTATGAAGGTCCTTATTCAATAAGAGGAACTGCAGGACCTGTGAATGAAACAGTCAGTTATGTAAGAGACATAATCAATAGACCTTCATCACCTATACCATATCAAAAAAAAGGTGGTACGGTAAAAAAAGTAGCTAAAAAACCTGTAATGAAATCAGGTGGTGTTAAAAAGACAGTAGCTAAGAAACCAATGATGAAAATGGAGGAAGGCGGTACTAAATACTATAAAACACGAGCAAGCGGTAAATCCAAAGAAATAAGTGCAGATAAGTATTTTGATAAAGCTACACAGTGGAGTAAACCTAGTAAATATAAAAACACTGTAACTAATAATCCTGAACAAACAAATTATGTTTATGATGAAAAAGGTAAATATCCAATAACTACTCCTGCTAATACAACAGTAAGAACTACTAAAACAAAAGGTATAGGCAAGGGTAGATCAATATCTAGGGTGGATCCACTAGTAAAAGAAAAAAAAGGTGGAGTAGTAAAAAAGGTTACTGCTAAGAAAGTAATGGTAAAATCTAAAAAGAAATAATCATGGCAAAGATGGGATGTGCTCAATGTGGCAAAAGTATGTCAAAAGGAGGAGCAAAGAAAATGAACCTAGGTGGTTCTGCTATTAAAAAAGCACCTACATATATGTATGGTATGCCACAAGAAAACATGGGTCAGGCTGGCCAGTACGGTATAGCAAAAAAAGGTGGATCTACATCTGTCATCAATAGAGCTGTTAAACCAGGATGCCGTGGTGGAATGGTAAAAGATGCTAATGGTAATTGTGTTGAAGTACGTAAAGCAAAAGTTGGTGGATCTTTAAAACCTGTACCTACTGATAAAGTTGGTCTTTCAAAACTTCCTACTGCTGTAAGAAACAAAATGGGTTTTAAGAAAAGCGGTGGCATGACTAAAAAAGAAGATGGTGGACCAGTTACTAGTAGAAAACTTACTAGACTTGGGACTAAGATTGAAAAGAAAACCATAGCAGGAAAGACAGTAGGAAAAGGTCTTCAAAAAAGATATGACAAAGCTGTAGATAAAGTTATTGTTAAAGGAATGACTAAGAAAAAATAATTAAGTAATGGCTGGTATTGGTAGAGATCCTGAAAAGGATAAAGCAAAAGCTGAAAAGAAAAAGATGCGCAAAGCTGTAGTTAAAAGTGTTTTAGCTACAGCAAAGCAGTCTTTAAGTAAAGAGCATAGACAAGCTCAGAAAGAAGCAAGGCAAGAAAGAAAAGCAGTTGCTAAAGAGTTTGGTTTTAAGAAAGGTGGTAGTGTAAAAAATAAAAAGAAATAATCATGTCAAAAATAAATAAAGCTTTTGGTGTACTTGCTAAGTCATCTAAAGCAATTAAAAAAGTTACTAAGAATCCTATGAATCCTAAGCTTAAAACTTATGAGCAATTAAAAGCTGGAAGAGAAAGTTGGAAAAGATATATGTCTGATTATGATGATGCAGGAAAAGCAATTCCAAGTGCTGCTCGTAAAGCAGAGTTACGTGCAAAAAAAGTTACAGAAACTGGTAATAAATTAAAAGCTACTTTAAATAAGAAAGCTTTAGAAACACCTAAAAAGAAAACATCAGCTCTTAAAACAATAGCTAAAGTTGTAGGTACTGCGGGAGGCGGAGGAGCAGCAGCGGTTGCTGCTTCAGCATATGCTAAAAAGAAAGCTGCTGATGCTAATAAAGCAAAAGTAAATGCTAATAAAGTAGCAGTTAATACAGCTAAGGTAAACGCTAACACCTTCAAGAATTATAAGAATGAAGAGAAGGTAGCAGAGAATACTAGAAAGGTAGCTGAAAACAAAACTAAAGTACAAGACAATGCTGTTAAAGTATACAGCAATGCTGCTAAGGTAAATGCATCTAAAGCTAGTAATGCTAGTTCTAATGCTCAAAAAGTTGCTGCTAATAAGGCTAAGGTGGAAGCAAACAAAAAGAAGGTTGCTGCTAACAAAGCAAAATACAAGTAATCATGGGAGGCAAGAAAAGTTCAAAACCAGGAGCAGTAAAGTATTTTAATAATCTTAAAGAAGAAGGTTATAAGAATGCTGGTAAAGCTATGAGTCAATTTAGAAAAATGATTCCTAGAACTCCAAAAAATAAATAACAGATGTTAAACAGTGTACTGTCCATAAAGATTAAACAACGCCTGAATAAGTTAGATAGCCAGGACTATGACAACATTGAATGTTGGCAAATAGTTGAGGCATTTAACAAAGCTCAAGTAGAATGGACAAGAAGACAGCTTCACGGTATTAACGCAGTTAGAGAAGGTGATGAAGAATCAAACAGAAGAAAAGATGATTTACAAGTTCTTCTTAACACACAACCTTTAGGTGTAACTAACCAGCAAGTATTTTATACTGGAGCTATTCCGGCAAACTATTTACAATGGAAGCGTGTAGATGTTTATGCTAAAAAAGAATGCTGTGATAACAGACGTATGACAGTATATCTAGCAGAGGAAGCTAATGTAAATGTACTTCTGAGAGATAAATCAAAACAACCTAGTTTTGAATGGGCTGAGACTTTTGCTACTCTTAAGAATAACTTTGTCAATGTTTATACTAATAATGACTTTCAAATTGACTCAGCTGCATTAACATATTACAGACAACCAATAAAGATACAGATACAAGGTTGTGTAGATCCATATACCGGAGTTCAATCTACTACAGAAGTACAGTGTGAATTTAAAGATGATATAATAGAAGTAATAATAGATGAAGCAGTAAGTATACTAGCAGGAGATATTGAATCAGGAAATCAATTCTCAAGAGGAACAGAAACAGCTGAACGCAACAATTAATAATAATGGAAAAACCTAGAATGCTTAAAAGAAATCCAGAAACTGTTTCTAGACCAACAGTTACTGTTAATCAACCAAAAGAAGAACCTGCTAAACCACAACCTACTCCAGATGCAGGAGTAGGCGGTAGTTCTTTAGATAACATGGTAGCTGCTTGTGCTATGGAGTTAATGAATGCTAGAAACAGTTTTCATAAGTTACATTTAAAAGTTACTGGAGAAGGATCTTATGCTGCACATATAGCAATAGGAGATTTCTATGATGGTTTACCAGGACATGCGGATACTCTTGTAGAGGGATATCAAGGAGTATCTGAAAAAATTCTTGTATGTAAAGATGTAGCATGTAGAACACTTGATACAGTAGCAGATGGTGTAGCTTATCTAAGAGATATCTATGCAATGGTTAACAAACTACAAGGTATGTTACCATATTCTGAAATTGTAAATAATCTTGATCTTGTAAAAGATTCAATTAACTCAACAAAATATAAATTACTTTTCTTAAAATAATTTGGAAGAGTAAAAAGATTTTACTATATTATAGTATATTGTTTATTAACTAATAAAAAGAAAAATGGCTTATTTTAATCACGCTTTTCAAAAGACTTTCCTTGGAACTGATGGTTTCACTGGATTGAATGAAGGACAGCTTGGAACAACTGGTAACATTTTTGCTTCCGGTCAGTTTGGTTTTGTAGATCCAAAAACTTGGATTGTACAAGCTACTGATGCAGAACTTACAAACTGTTGCCCGCTTATCCTTGCTTCAGGATCAGTTTTGGCTAATGACAAAATTGGACCTTTCCACGGAGGTTACTTAGAATCTAATAAATCTAAAGTAATCAATCCTAAGTATGTTAACAAATTTTACCGTGTTGATCCATGTGAACCTACTCAAGCAGTATTGAACATTGGTTCTACACCTTATACTCAAGATGAAGGAACAGCAAATTGCTGCCCAGATTTCTTGTGTGGTGAAACATACTACCTACGTTTAGATGTTAAAGGTTCTCCAGCTCTACGTTTCTTGAACCACAATGCATACTTAACAGTTTCTGCTTACACAGGATGTTGTCCTGCTGGAGCTATTGCTCCAACACCAGTAGATTCTACATTAGTAATGATTGAGTGGGCTAAGCAGATTGTTGACTCTCCGCTTATCTCTCCATTTATCTTGCCAGTAGTTTCTGCAGCAGATGGTACAATCTACTATGCTCCAGGTACTCTAGATACATTAGGTAACCCAGCAGCTAATACTTGGGATGAGTATGTATCTCCAGGATTTGTAGAAGGTGACTGTGCAGGTTTGATCCTTTACGGAGCTTATGTTGATACTAAGTTTGGTAACTGTACATTCCAAATCTCTGACTTCTATGAAAAAGAGCCAGTGCGTCTTTATGCATCTGAAGTAGATTTGAATGGTGATCCTTGTGCATTCTCAGGAATTTGTATTGTTAATGAGTGTCTTGGAAGACAAGCAATGGGTCTTGGAGAATCAGTTGTACGTGATTTGATTCTTTCTGAGTCTTACCGTCAGAACTTCTTCCATTCAGATTTCCGTATCCGTGAGATTACTCAAGGGTATGATATCTTGAACTCAGTTAACCGTAATGCACTTTACACACGTTACTACTTGTTACACAGTGTTCCACGTTTCAACAACCCTTCTGGAACATTTGATAATGATCAATACTTACTTGAAGTTATTACTGATGGTCAGATTGTAGCATTTGAAACATTTGTAGAAACTTGGTTAGAGAACTGTTCTCAGTGTACAGGTCTTGAAGTTGAGTCATGTGTTACTGATTGTGAGCCAATTGTACCACCGGTACCAGCTCCACTACCGTAATTAATTATCACAACAAACTAAAAAGGGGAGAAGAGTTTCATACTCCTCTCCCTTTTTAATTATTATACTTATGGCAAATCATGTATTAAGTCTAGAGGTACCTACAGTAATGAATCCTTGTATTCTATCAATTAATGATACAAGTGTTTATGCTGATATAGTACCTGTTACATGTGAGACACTTAATGTAACAGTACCTGGTTTCTCATATTCTAATCAAATAGATGTAACTGCTGGGTTCACTGAAATTCTTACAGCATGTGATCTACAGTTACAAACAGTAAATTGTGGAGAAACTTATGTAAACCTACCTGATGGTATTTATATCATTAAGTATAGTGTGTCTCCAAATGAGTTAGTTTATGTAGAGTATAATCATTTGAGAATTACTCAAGCTTTAGTCAGATGGAATAAAGCTATGTGTAATTTAGATTTGGCTGCATGTGAGCCTACTGCTAAAGTACAAGAGAGATTAGAAAAATTAAGAATAATCAGAATGTATTTAGATGCAGCAAAAGCTAAAGTAGAGTTTTGTCAAGAACCACAGAAAGGTATGACACTATATAACTATGCTATCAAGCTTTTAAATAAATTTGATTGTAAGACTTGTTAACCATTAAAACCAACAAATATGGCACAATGTTCAAATTGCAAGACATCACTTTCTTGCGGATGTCAAAAAAGAAAAGCTTCAGATGGAGCTGCAGTATGTAATAATTGCATATCAAGGTATGAAGCAGGAGTTAAAGGAATGAAAACTTCCAATAAAGAAGCCCAGCCAGTACGCAAAGATTACAAAGTACATAGAGGTAAATAACAAATATAATGGCAATACAGTATACAATATTAACTTTTACTCCTTGTAATTCAAATGGTGCGTATTTTACAACCAACTTTGACCAGACATTCTATGATGAAGTAATAGCAGGAGGTGGTGTTATTGCATTCTCTGCTCCATTACAACAAACTTGTTTTACTATAGGTGTATCTACAGTAGGTGTATTACCTCCTTCATATACTATAGTAGATTGGAATGTACAAGGTTACGGAATTAGTAGTAGCTGTGGTATATGTAGAGCTGATCTATCTTCTGGAGTAAGACTAGTAGATTGTTCTAATCCAGCTAATACACTTTGTGTAACTAACAATATTGTTATTGGATCAATAGTTACAATAGTTGGTTTTCCAAATACATGCTGGATTGCAGAAGAACCAGAGGAATGCACTGAAATATATTTTGTAAACATAGTTCAGACATTTAATAGTTGTCCTGATTGTCAAGACACATTGCCTGTAACAAACTATCAACTTACTGATTGTAACAACCCAGACTTAGTAATATATACTTCTACTGACTTGGCTGATTACATAAATCCGCCAAGAATCATAACATTAGAAGAATATGCTAATGAATGTTTTTATGTAACAGTCTTGGATACAGGTATACCTAGTGATACGCCAGTAACACCAACAGGAGATACTTTTGAAAATTGTGAACAATGCCAAGCTCAGCCTTATTTACTTACAGACTGTGCAGGAATACTAGAAGACATAGTTACTTATACTGATTTATCAACTTATTTTATTAGCAATAGTATAATAGTAATTAGTACATGTCCTGATACTTGCTGGTCAGTAGAAGAAACTGATATAGTTGACTTTGATGGTAGTGTACAAGTAATAGCAGAGTATTTAACTTGCCCTACTTGTTTAGCAAATACAATACCTTCTACTTGTGTAACATTTACAAATACTACAAGTGAAGAAGAGAATTTTGATGTAGTAACATATGAAGGTGTAGTTACTAAATATACTGTAGGTGCAAATTCTACTTTACCAAAGTCATGTCTTATTAGTTGGAATTTACCAGTAGGTATTGTAGTGACTGAATATGGTAACTGTACAAACGGAGTATGTCCTACTCCAGCACCACAACCAAAAAGAAAAGTAACACCAGGATATAATACTCCTGCTTGTACGCCAGCATACTATGAGAATGTAGAATGTAACTTCTCTGAGTGGATGTACAAAGATGTATTAGAAAGACGCTATGGTATTTCTAGTTGCTGTGTTGAAGAGTTAATGAAATGGGAGATTAAACATGAGATGTTAATGCTTGATGCTTTAATTAATCCTGACTATGTATGTCAACCAACTTCATCTTGTTGTAATCCACCAACTCCAGTAGGATGTACATCATGTGGATGTTCAAGTTGTAATTGTAATAATTAATTAGTATATTATATATATGAGACCTTTGAATTTAGATAACTCTCCTTGCACACCTACATCAAGTAATTGTGTAATATGGTCAGGACCAGATCTTGACTGTATAAAATTATGTACAGGAGATACAATATCAGATGTGGTTGCTAAGTTAGCAACTGAACTATGTGCTGTTCTAGATACTCTTAATGTGAGTAACTATGATCTTGCATGTTTAAATCTAAACACTTGTGCTCCATCTGATTTTGAGCAACTTATTCAATTGTTAATTGATAAAGTTTGTGCATTAGAAAATGCACCAGTAGACCCAACTAATCCCCCATCAACAGGATGTCCTACAGATTGTATAGTAGCAGTAGCAGATTGTTTAGGAGGAGGAACAGATACACTTATAAACTATGTACAGACTATAGCAAATAGAGTATGTAGTATTGTATCTGAGATTGCAGTTATTCAATCTTCTATAACTACAATTAATACAACTCTTGGAAGCTTACAAACACAGATTGATGATATCCCAACTTATACGCTTCCTGATATTACATTACCATGTGATATAAGCCCGTATCTAGAGGGTCAAGACGTAGCACTTGATACATTGTTTGAAGCATTTCTTGATGTGTGGTGTGCGTCATCAGGAAATCTTGGAGATATAACAAGTGTTCTAAATCCATCTTGTACACTTACAGGGAGTACATATTTTACTCCTGATCTTGCTTCTTTTTTTATTAATCCTCCTGCAACACTAGCAGATGCGATTAGTAATATCTGGACAAGTATATGCTATTTCTATGATTTTAACTATGCTCAGTCTGTAGTAACAGGATCAGGAAGTATAACAGTAACATCATCATATGATGCAATAACTAATACAACAACATATGATGTAAACTCAGCTGCATTTATGCCAGCAGGTGTAGTTGTTCCATGGGCTAGTCCTAATCCAACTCCTCCGATTGGATGGTTACTATGTGATGGGGATTATGTAACTCAAGCTGCCTATCCGGACTTATGGGCAGCAATTGGAACAACATACGGTAGTTTAGGCCCTGGCTCATTTAGATTACCAGTAATGGCAAATAGAATACCTGTTGGACTAGGAACTAATGCTGATGGTTATAACTTATCTGTTGTAAGTAATACAGGTGGGAATAGAGTTGAAACATTAAGTGATGCACAACTTCCACCACATACACATGACTTATCAGCAGCTACAATATCAGGAACCACAGGAGCAACAAAAGTACCTTTACAAACCGCTTCTACTAATGGCACAGTAGGAGACCCTGCTGCCAATCCAAGAACAGGAGACTATACAAGACTTAAGGTTGGTGCTAACGCTGATTACGATGCCACAGATGTAGCACAACAATCTACTGGCCACACCCATAGTTTTTCAGGATCAATTACTGGAACAACTGGAGATGGTTCACCAGCACTTCAAGGGTTACCACATGGCAACATGCAACCATACATTGTAATGCAATATATTATAAAATATTAATCATGGCTTGTAATCATACAAATATAAATTGTGGATGTAAGGATAGTTTCCTTACAACTCCAGCACCATGTCCAACACCAGAAGGATGTCCAGATCCTCAACCATGCTCAGAAGTATTTGATGCTCAGTGTATAGTTTATACAGGAGATCCAATTATTTGTGATCAAGATACTGTAGTAGCAACTAATGATACTGTAGCAGATGCTTTAAATCAAGTTGTTGATTATTTCTGTGATAATTCAGGAGGTGGAACAGTAATAGTAGACGGAGGTGATAATGTTACAGTAACTGAAGATACTATAGGTAATGTAACAACGTATACTATAAATGCAACATGTTGTCCAACATTTGCTGTAGACATTAATAAAGCAAATATTGAAATCTTTAGATTAGATTCAACTCTTACAAATGGTACAGGACCTTTTACTTATGAGTGGACTGTAGAACAAAATGAGTTTCCAGGATTGGCTTTTACTGGTTCAACTACATCAGCAAATGTTACACTTGAACCTATTGCTGGTAATTTTGTTAGTGCACCTGCTATTGGTGCCGAAATATTCCAAGTATTAGTTAAAGTAAAAGTTACTGATTCAGCAGGGCAAATAGCTACAGCTTATTACAATGCAGTTTATAGAGCTTTTAATTAAGATATGTCACAGTTTGTTGGTCTGTGGCTAACAAGTGGAGAACCCTAGGCAAAAGAGCTTGGGGTTTTCTATTTTATGTATATTTGCTAAAGTGCATAATTTTTTGTATATTAAATAGTATGGTATGAGTAAAGAGTTTAAGTTACCAAATGTAAAGGCTCCAAGATTTAGACAGAAGGCTTACAGTGTTTTAAACAGGGATTTCTTTAAAGCTTTTAAAGAAAAGTTTGGCAAGTATAAAGATGTAACAGAAAGTGATATCAAAAAGATTGTCAAAAAGTTTAATGAAGTTCTTGCTGAAACTGTAATAGAAACAAGAGATGGTGTTCAATTACCAGAAGGATTAGGACACTTGTTTATTGGAAGCTGTCAATCTGTAAAAGGAAGAAACATTGATTATGGTAAGTCCTCAAAATATGGAGTAACTGTAAACAATAAAAACTGGGAGACAGATGGTAAACTTGCTAAGATATTTTACACATGCTCTGCAAGTAAATACAAATATACTTTTAGAGAATGCTGGAGTTTTACAGCATGTAGAAACTTTAAAAGAACTGTAGCTAAAACGTATCCAGAGAACTGGACAATATATGTTAGTATAGATGCAACAACTAAAATGAAGAAGGCCTATACTGCTCTAGTTCTACAAGGTATAAGAGATAGAAAACTACAGTCTAACTTAAAAGACTATAATGAGTTTGATTTATGACAACAATAGGTGAAGCAATATCAAGAGTAAGAACTGCACTTAAAGCTGTAAAGGAAGACCCGTTTCTTACAGACAGAAGTATTTACTTTGCTATTATAAAATACGGTAAGACATTACTTAAAAGAGAAGACAATCAGAATAAACTAATGAAGATTAGTTCTCTCTTTACATATCTACAGTATGTTGAGTTAATTGATGTAGATAGGGTAGAAGCAGATTGTACAGGAGTATACTCAGAATGTTATTTCAAAAGAACCAAGGAAAAACTACCTAATGTATTTACAGGAGCTTTTGGTCCAGTATTCCGTACAGTATCTTCAATAGATGGTAGTATAAAAGTATTCCGTACTGAGCCCGGTACTTTTGCCTCAATGACAAAAACAACTACATTCAAATATAATAAGAGAGCATACTTCTGGTTTCACAATGGATATCTCTATTTACCAAATGTAGAATGGGATGCTATTAAAATAGAAGCAATCTTTGAAGGATCAACTGGTGACTTCCAATGTAATCCTGAAGATCAATGTGTAGTAAAACAAGATCAGAACCTTACTCTACCAGAGTATTTATTTTCTGAGATTGAGCAATATGTAATTCAAGAACTTGCTACGTCAATTAAGATTCCAACAGATGGAGCTGATGATAGCCAAAATGCACTTAGATAATGGACTTTAATTACACTCTAAAATATAGAACCTTAGATCAACTTCTTGATGATGTAATGGTTGACTTTCAAGTTTATGCACTTGAGAATATGATTGATCCTCAGACACTTATCAAAGTAGCTAGAAGATGCAATTATGATTTAGGCTTAAGAATAAACCAGCAGAAGGAAGTATTGTTAGAAGTAGAACATGGTAAGGTAAAATTACCAGATGACTTCTATACATGGAACTTTGCATTTATCTGTGGAGAGTTTAATGTACATACAGGATATGATATTGGAGGAACTAATATACAAGAAGTACCTTACAGAGAAGTACCAAGTACTATAGATCAGTGTGCTCCTCCAACAGTTAACTGTTCAGTATGTAATGCTAATCCGTGTAATCATACTGCTGGATGTGAGTTAAATACATTACCAGGTAATTATATTCCTGATGCATATGATCCAAATAACCCTTATGGTGATACTTGTATACGCCCGCGTGTATTCATGAACTGTAAGGGAGAGAAGTATGAGTTAATACAAATTATGCCTACAGGACAGACAAGACAGTTCACTACTTTGCTTCCATTAAGAATGAAGCCAAGTCAGAATATAGAATGCGAGTGTCCTAACTTATACTTTAATACACCTAACCAAGGATGGATTAAGAATGGTTTTTTATTTACTACTCTAAACACATGTAAGGTGTATGTAAATTATCAAGGTGAGTTAGAAGATGATGAAGGAAACATTCTTGTACCGGATCACGCACTTCTTAATGAGTACTATGAGTATGCTCTTAAACAAAGAATACTTGAGAATCTTTATATGAATGGTGAGGATGTATCTAATAGAATTCAACTTATAGAGGGAAGATACCGTGTAGCAAGAAACCAGGCTCTAGGTTTAGTCAATACTCCAAACTTTGAGGAGATGAAGAAACTGTGGTGGGCTAACCGCAGAGCACAGTATGGAAAATATTATGATATGTTTAAATCATATCCTATTGATCCAACTTACTTTAATTACTATACAGGAACAAGAGTAATCTAAGATGGCTAAGAATATTGATTTAGGAAAAACAGAAACTAATAGTTTTGTTAAAGGTCTTAATAAAGACTCTGATAGCTCCTTCATGACAGAAGGCATGTGGACACATGCACGTAATGTAGTTAACAATACTATTGAAGGTAACTTAGGAACATTGTCAGGAGAACCTGCAAACTATTTATGTGCTGTTGCTGGCTCTACACTTACAGGTGGCAGAAAGGTTATTGTAGGTGCTATTCATTTGTTTTCAGATAAATGGTTAATTTTTACTGCAGTACATAATGATATTCAACTTAATTCTATTAATTCTGAGATTGGATTATTTGAAGAAGACTTATGTAAGTATAGACCAATTGTACAAGACCCTTGCTTAAACTTTAATGAGTTAAATCTAATCTATGGTGCCTCAAGAGAAAAAGAAGATTGTTCTTGGGCATGTTATTGGAATGATGGTTTAAATCCTGATAGATATCTTAATGTTGGAGATCCTCAGACTTGGCCTTCAGATGATTATATATGGATAGGTAATAATACTTATTCTAATGGTGTAAGCAATATACAATGGCCTGGAGTTCCGTGGATTCAATTATGTACTGATTCACTAGGTTATACACAAACAGAACCAGATGTATGGGCTACAGGTCATCCTCAAGGATGTATTACATGTGAGAACACAACTAGTTTAGATTGTGATCAGATAAGACTTGCACGTTTAATGAAGACACCATGTTTACATGTTGCACCAGGTAAGTCTGGTGGAAGTCTTAGAAACGGATCTTACTTTGCTACAATAGCATATAGTATTAAAGGAGAAAAAGTAACAGACTGGTTTTCTCCAAGTAATGTTCAACCAATATGGTTTGAAAGTAATTTACAAGGCGCACTAGAAATAACTGTTGAAGCAGATAATGTAAGCTTTGATGAGTTTATACTTGTTGTTGTACAAACAATAAATCAAGGTACTGTAGCTAAAAGAATTGGTGTATATTCAACTAATACTCAAAAAATCTATTTAGATAATATTGCTGAGTCTTTGATAAGTGTTCCTATAGAACAACTACCAATACAAACTCCAGTATATGAAAAGTCTGATCAGATTGTTGAGGTAAATAACTATCTACTAAGAGTAGGTCCTACAGGTAAGTTTGATTTTAACTATCAGCCACTAGCAAATCTTATACAAGCTAAATGGGTATCTGTTGAATACAATCCTGATTACTATGTAAACGGTGGATATAAACCAAGTTACTTAAGAGATGAGGTCTACTCATTCTTTATACGCTGGGTATACAACACAGGAGATAAGTCTTCTTCATATCATATTCCAGGAAGACCACCAGTTGGAAATGAACTAGCAGTTGCTACAGGCGGTAATGTATTGTTTACAGATCCTACTGAACCAGAAAGAGTGTTTGAAGTACAAAACACAGCTACACTAACTGTAGTATCTCCACCAGAAATACTTGAAGATGGAGGTAAGGTTATTGCGCGTGGTCAAATGGGTTATTGGGAATCTACAGAGTATTACCCAGATAACAAACCTGAAGTATGGAATAGTTCTACAAATAATGGAGCTCCTTGTTGGACAGCTGTTACTACAGATATTTATGACTTATGTGGTAAACCAATAAGACATCACAAGTTTCCAGATAACATAACTAGTAATAGTCAACTAACAAATCACTTTTATACAAATCCTGCAACAAAACAAACTACTATAAGATTATTAGGAGTTGAGTTTGATAACATTATTTGTCCAAAAGATAATGAAGGAAATGATATTAAAGGTATTGTAGGGTATGAAATACTAAGAGGATCAAGAGAAGGTAATAAGACTGTTATTGCAAAAGGTATGTTAAACAACCTGCGTCCATATAATATTAAAGGACCAGGTAATGCAAATAGAAAAGGTCTTTATCCTAACTATCCATTTAATACTATTGTGCCACTTAACCCAGCAAGTGGTGGTGACTTAAATACAGGAATTCAAGCAAATGATCCATACATAATAGTTACTGATAATGATGATGATAGAGTAAATGTAACAAAGAATGATATACCAACATTCATGAATACATTTCATTCACCAGATACAAATTTCAGAAATCCGTATCTTGATCCAGTTGAGCTTAAACTTTATGGTGTCTTATCTGGATTGAGCGAACAATACTTTATTGAACCTGATCAGCATCCAACAAATAAACTAATTAGTAATAACACTATTGGTGTAATGATTCTTGCTGGTGCTTTAGAAGCAATTCTAAGTCTTGGTGGAGACGTATCATTTACTCAACCTGGAGGAGAATTTCAACAGTACTATGGTATACCATCATTACAAGGAACAGTTGTTTTTGGTACACCTGCATATAATGCTACTTTTGCTACACTAGACTATGGTGATTATTTATTAGGTCAATCTTTTTATACAGCAGCAACAGCAGCTTATTTTGCATCAGGTGGAGGTATACTTGATTCTGCAACAGGTTATTCACAATTAAATGCTATTTACCAAAACTATATGAATGCTGGAAATAATGCACTGGCACCTACTGTATCATTTCAAAATTCAGCTAGTAGACTATTAGGTATTGCAACAGCATTAACTCAAACACTTTATTACTTTAGTCAGGGGGCAGAACTTGCATTAAGAACAATATATGCAATCATACCTTATAGACAATATGCATTGCAGATGCTTGCTCATGGTTACTATAGTGATTTTTCTGCTTTAGTACAGACACAGCTTTACAGATTTAAAATTGGTGATGAGCTTTATCTTAATGATAATGTACAAGATCTTAAGCCTTGGAACAATAATCTCTATAGAGTAAATAATCTTAAGAGACAAAGAACCGTATTGCTTAGAACAACAAGTGGTGCAGGTTTAGATACTGGACCATATTTTATTACTGGCAGTGGAAGTACTGGTTACTATGATCAATCATTATTAACTATTGGTACAGCACGTAATAATGGTTTAGGAAAAGTTGAGTTTGATGATACAAATAAAACTAGTGTATTTAATGCAAAAATAGCAAGTCACTACGGTGCTATTAAAGTAAGACTAAGAAATCAATATGGTCAACTAGATAGTATCAAGCAAGTACCTATTACACCTTGTGAACAAAAAATTAATTTAGCTGCAATTAAGCCAAAGAAAACAGGAGCTACTTGTATACAAATTAAATGTGATGGTACACGCACAACAGTAAAAGTAGAACATAAGATTGTTAAAACTCCAGTTTTATTTAATGGTGATACATACGTTAATAGATATACTGAAAAGAATAATATGTTCTTCTTCAATGATTGGTTATATGGTCAACCTGATGGTTATGAGTATAATTATTTTATACGTCAGATGTTACCTGAACCAAGATTTTGGATGAATAGTCAGAGATATGAAACTACTGATTTATTTAATCTTGGTAGTATTATAAACCCTCCTCCAGGAACCGGTTGGATGCCAAGAGCATTTTATCAATTAGATAATAACAACTATGACTACTCTAATGATAATGAAGGTAACTATGCTGGAGTATTTAATTTAGGGATTAAAGAAGCATACTTTTATTTAGCTGCGTCTTCAGTTAGAGATTTCTTTGTTGAGAGTGAAGTACTTGTTGATTATAGAGAAGCTGGACCGGAGATATATCAAAAGTTCTATAACCCATATAGCTTTACAGATTTACCTGTAATGTTTAATATCAACCCTGATCAAATAACAAGAGGTAACTACTATGCTTATGATTACTCATTAAGCATTGGTAAGTTATATACTCAGTATTTTTCACAAGGTAACCTTCAGTCAAGATATTATGATCCACAAGTATCTAGTCTATGTTTCACATATAGACCAGATAGAATTATATATTCTTTACCTCAAGGATTTGAATCTGCAAAAGACTCTTGGTTTATTTATCTAGCTAATAACTATAAGGAGTTTAAAGATCAGATCTCCGGAGTTAAGAACTTTGCAAGGACGGGTATATTTATTACATTCAAGAACTCTAGTCCACAGTTGTTCCAGGGTGTTGATCAGTTACAAACTGAAGCCGGTGTTAAAGTTACTCTAGGTGATGGAGGTCTATTTGATCAAACACCACAGAGTGTGTCAATTGCAGATAACCCGTATGAGTATGGATCATGTCAAAGTAGAAACAGTGTAATTGCTACACCAGCAGGTATGTTCTACATATCTCAGAACCAAGGAAAGATATTTAAGTTTGGACAAGATCTAGATGAGATATCACAACTTGGTCTTAAGTGGTGGTTTGTACTTTACTTACCGTATAAGATAATTGAAGACTTTCCTAATTATCCGCATCTAGATAATCCAGTTGCAGGAGTTGGTTGTCAATCAATGTATAACAATAGAGATACTATAGCTTATTTCTGCAAGAAAGACTTTAAACTTAAAGATGAGTTTAAAGATAGAACTGTATATGATGAATGTAGAAATGTATTTATTGTTGATGGAACAGCACGCTTTAGATTAGGTGACCCATTAATATTCCATGATGCATCTTGGACTGTAAGCTTTGATCCTAAATCTAAGTTCTTTATATCATTCCATGACTGGCATCCGGATTTATTAATACCAAGTAAGAATACTTTCTTGAGTGTTAAAGATGATTCAATATGGGTACATAATGATGCTTGTACACAATTCTGTAATTTCTATGATACACCTGCAGTAATGGAGATAGAACTTCCTATTACAACAGGACAGACAGTAACAACATTGAGAAGTGTAGAATACATACTAGAAGCTTATAGAAGATACGATTGTATTGATCAATTCCATATACTTGATCAAAACTTTGATCATGCGTTTGTTTATAACTCAGAGCAAGTATCTGGACATCTGCATCTTAACTTATTTCCTAAGAACAATATTACACTAGCTCAACAGTATCCTATTACAAATCCAAACTCAATCAGTATTCTGTATTCTAAAGAGGAAAACAAATATAGATTCAATCAATTCTGGGATGTAACAAAAGACCGTGGTGAGTTTCCAGTTGGATCTAATTATCCTCCAACAGGTCCTCTAATTCCAGGAACAACAATACTTGATGGACCTAAAGCTGATGAAAGAATTTGGATAACGCAACCAAATGGTTATATTAGAGACCTGAATCCAGCTAACTTAGACTACAATAAATCTGAATTACAACGCAAGAAGTTCAGACACTATCTTAACTATCTTGTACTTAGAAAGGATATTGTAGGTAATGTTGATATGATTTTGAAATTAACCAATGCTAAACAAGTTTATTCTCCAAGGTAATGTATAATAAGAAAGTACTCTCTGAAGCTACAAAGAACTTGAACAGTACTAAAGCTCCAGCAAAAAAGAAAGATAGAATTGTTAATAACAATAAGTTACTTCCATTTATATCTAATGAAGGTTATAAACAAGGACCTCCTCCTACAGGATCACATTATAGAATACCTGGTGATGGAGCTGGTACATCTATTTATAATCCTACACCATATCCATTAAATTTGATTGGGCCTAATGGTACACAAGCTCAAATTGGTCCATGGGATACAAACACTCAACATTTTGATGAGCCATACATAGATGAATTTCCTAAGAAGAAAGATATAAACAAGCAACAGCAATTGGCTGCATATGGTGGTGATATATCTATACCAGACTTGACTGATTATGAAGACGGTGGAGAGTATGATCTTAGTGATGAGGAAATTGCTGAGTTAAAAAAAGGTGGATATGTTGTACATGAACTTCCAAGCATACCAAAGAAGAAAGGATCAAAAGGATACTCAAGAAGTTTACAAGCAACAAATAAACTGTTTGCTCAAAACCCACTTACTAAAAAACCTAAGTCTAAGAAAAGAAAAGTCTTTGACCCAGACTCTAAGTATTATCAAGATGGTGGTACTCAACTACCAGAAGACTATTCTCAGTTTACAAACTTTAATCAAACACTACCATCAAACTTACAAGATCCGGAATATCAATATGGTAATCCTGATCAGTATGATTTATATGGTATGTGGAATACATTAGGTAAACCGGCATCTTTTAAAGATGTACAGGATTCAGATTATTTTCCATTACAAGATGATGGAACATATCATGGATTTAGTGTTGGATCAGATGGTACTGTATTAAAACCAATGAGTCATAGTACTACATGGAAAGAAGTAATGAATTCTTCACTTAATACAGATCCTTACTTTAAAGAAAATAGACTTATTAAAAATGAACAAGGTAGATTACAATATGTACCTAATAAGCAAGAGGGAGGAATAAGTCCACTAGAAGGCAACTATATTTCTAAAGTTATAATGAATAGAAATAGAGGAACTGATTTTGTAGATAGGGCTTATGCATTAGGAGCTAATCCTGGAACAAGTATGTTTAATGTTCCGGATGATGAACAGTTTGGTGCACATATGTCACACAAAATGGCATATGGAGAAGGTGAAGGTGGAAAAACATGGATGTTCCCTACAGTACTAAATCCAAATGATGAAGCTATAGAAGTACCAGGTCAGTATGCAGATTATATATCTTCTGAAGGATATAAATATGCTACTGGTATGAAACAAAAAGGGGGGTTCCAAGATGATATAGATAAACGTAGACAAGTTCTCCGTGATTGGACATATGGAGAGTCTATTGGTATGTTACAAAAAGCACAGGTAGGATTAAATACAGGAACAAGAGTTTCTGAAGATGAAGTCAAAGGTTTACAAGAAGCTAAAACAAAAGAATTGTCATATGCAAAAACTGCAGCACAAAAAGCAGAAATAACTAAACGCTATGATAGATTATTACAAGAAGCAGGTTACAGACTTCAAGGAGCTAAGCAACAACAAAAAACTGCACCAAACCAAGTAGTTCAAAATATAAAGCAAACATCAGATAAGGCTAAAGCACAAAGGATAGCAAATCAAGAAAGAGCAGCTTTAAACAAAGCTACAGGAGCTGGACCAGGATCATCTACATATGTAACACCTAATAAAATTGATGTACCGGTAAGCTCTACACCACTAGAAGATAAAAAAGCAATAGAAGACTTTGTTGCTAATAAAGTAAATAGAGGAGTTGCAGCAGAAACACTTGGTAACAGGTATTTTGATCAGACAGGAGATACTGATATGAATCAAATGCTGTTAAATAAGATATACAGTGATCCTAATGCATTTGAAGATATTGAGGACGCTGAATACAGAATTTGGAAGAGAGGTGAAGAAAAAGCTTATCAAAATGCAAATTACTTTGATAGAGCTTTAAATGAACTTCAAGCATTTACAACAGATGCACCTGGTCAAATCATGAGAACTTTGGAAGGTAAAAGAAGTTTGATGGGTCAAGGTTATAGATCACTTAATCCAGAAGAATATGAAGATTCTAGATTCTATGATAGAGCATTAGGTTATGGTGTTGAAGGTGCACTACCTTGGTTTAATGCATTTAATCCATTAAGATATGCTTCTAAAGCAGGCGTTGATCTTGGAAAAGGTAACGTTGCTAGCGGAGCTGGAAATTTAGCATTAGCTATAGCATCAGGAACAGGGCTTGGTGCAGGAGTTAAAGGAGTTAATGCTCTTAGTAAAGCAAGTCTTCCATTCTTATCAAAGTATTCTGGAGCTACATATGGAAATTTAGCCAAAGCTTATTTTCCAGCTTCAGGTGCAGCAAGAGATCTAGGATTTGGAGGACCAGATGATCCAAGTTCATTACGTATAGTAGACAGAATGATTGCTGGAAAGACACCAGTAGGAGAAGGTTTAAGTAACATAGGATTAAATATGTTAGACTATTCACCTATAGCACGTCTTTCAAAAACACCAGGAAAGATAATACCAAAAGTTGAACTAACTGAAATGGGAAAAGCAGGTTTACAAGGATTAGGAGAAAAATCACAACGTGTTGTAAACTTTCTTGATAAACCTAGATTTGCTTTAACAGCAAGTAAACCTACACTATCTAGACCATTACCAATTAGTATAAGCAAACCTGTGGCAGGACCTTTATTAAATAATCAAAGAAGTATTGGTAATGCAAGAAATTTTTCTGTTGCTGATGTATTAAGAAATGCAACTGTTCTAAGAACAGGAGTAGCTTTAAAAGATGCACCATCATTATCAACTGCCGTAGCTGCCGCTACAAGTAATAAACCTTGGGAACAAAAGTATGAGGATTTAAAAAATATTGGATATCACTATGGCAATGCAGGTTTAGGTTTAGCTCCAGTGTTTGGACCAGCAGGTAGAGCATTATATGGATCTAATCCTGCAGCAGCAGCATTTTTTGCTGATAATATAAGTAAACTTAATAAAGGTGATTATGAAGGTTTTAGAAGTATATTCCCAGCAGCAAGAATATTGACTGGAAGACAAGAAGGTGGTGATGTTTGGGAAGAGGAGATTGATGATGAAAGAAGGAGAGAATTAGAGGCACAAGGTTATATCATTGAAGATCTTGACTAAACTTATAAAGTTTACTAATTAACATAGATTTTACTATATTTATATTATATACCCTATCATGAAGAAAAGAGTAAGAATATATAAACCAACAAATAAGTTTGCAGCAGGAGGTCAACAGTCTGCACAGTTTACTCCTGATCAGCTTACATCAATATACATGACGGCCCTTTCTGAGCCAGGTTCTTCTATTGAAGATGCTGAAAATGCACTTAGACAAATTGGTGTTGATGAAGATACAGTAACACTAATATCTAATAATACACAAGAGTTTGTAAATGATCAGCAGTATCTTAATGAGTCACTTACTACTGCAGATGAAGATGCGTATGCGGATATTACAGCTGATGAAGCTGCTATTGATTCTTCAGTTGCTGAAGAGCAATCTGCTTTAGAGCGTGCAGAAGAAGAAGCACGTAGTGATGCAATGCAACAAATGTATGCTGACTATAATGAACCTGACTATAGTGATGACACAGAGGCAGCTAGTCAAATTATAGAAAGAAATGGTGGTGTACCTTCTAAAAGAACATTTGTAAAAAATGTACTTAAGCAAGTAAAGAAACAAATGGGAGGTGACTCTCAACAATCAAGAGTAGATTCAACTGATCCAGACAATAAAAGAAAAGATGGATTAGCTGCATTTACTACAGCTGTTGAAACGGATGGTTCTCTCAATCTTGCAAAACAAGATGCTGAGGAAATGTACAAAATGCTTACTACTCCAATTGGTGGTGATGAGTCATATTATCAAGAACAAGATATGGACTATGCACAGTTTGGAGGTATGCGTAGAGGTCAGATGAGAAGAATGAATAGGAGAATGAACCGTATGGTTGGTCAACTTCCTATTGGTTTTGCAGGTATGCCAGGTGGTCCAATGCTTCCTGGAGCATATGATTATACAGATTTAGTTGGAGCTTTTGGACAAGGTCAGATGCCTGCAGACGGTAGCTACTATAGAGGACCAAAGATGGCTAATATAGATGTACGTAGAACAGGTTTATTTGGTAGACCAAAAGAGTACTCAATTACATTTGCAGATGATGTAGCAAACAATCCTCAAACTGCTGAGAATACAATCAAGCAGGAAATTATAAACAAAGAAGAGGAGATAAAAGACGAAGTAAAAGCTGCAGAAGAAGGAACTGTTGATCAAGGTGTAGAAGAAAAGAAACAAACTGAAGCAGAAGCTGCTGCACAAACTGCAGCTGATGAAGTAGATGTAGATATCAATGATATCCAAGTTGTTTCTGGAAAAGGTTCTGGGTCAGGTAAATCTGGAAGTGGAGCAGCGTCATCTGGAGCAGGTGCAGATACAGAAGAATATACACCGTCTAAAGCTAGTCCATCATTCAAAGGTTTTTGGAAAGGATATGATCCATCATCAGTAAGATTTGCAGGACAAGATAAAAGCCGTGCTTATATACAAAGAGGTAATAAGTGGTTTGTATCTCCTAACTTTACTACTAAGGATAAAAAGAATGTACAATGGTATGAGGTTTCTGACCCTAACCGTGTAAAAAATATTGAGAGATCCACTAAGCCATCAATGGCACAACTTGCTCCAGGTTCAACTTATACAATGTCTGATGCTAATCCAGGCCCAATGGCAACAGGACGTTCTTCAGCACCTGTATATGGAAGTCAGCGTGTACCATTAAATCAATATATTACTTCAAAAGAATTTTTGAATAGTGTAGGTAATGATATTAAAGGAGCACTAAATCCTGAAAACCTAAGAGGCTTTGTGCAACCTACCAATATGAATGTTCCTGTATCTAGAACAGCACCACGCCAAACAATTGGTTTAGGTGAAAAATTCCAAGGTGGAGGATTTACAGATCAAGATTCCGGTCTTTATAAGTTTCTGTATGGAGGTGATGACCAAGGTGAGTTAACTGGTGATCCTTACTTTGCATATGGTGGTTATTTACCACAAGCACAAGCAGGAATGATAACCATTTCAGATGGTAAAGGAAATACAAAATTAGTAAATCAAGAAGATGCAGAAACTTGGAATCAAGCAAAAATTGATACACCAGATATTAGTTTAACTGATTTAAGTTTTGCAACAGATAAACCTACAAGTAATAGACAATCTGGAAGAGGTGCAGATTTTAGTCAAAAATCTGGAGAACCAGGTTATATGGGATATGGTTATGGTCCTGCGTTTAGAACTAAGCAAAGAGGAATGCCTTATATGACTGGTAGTAACCAAACTTATACAGGTGCTCTAGATAATGCTAAACTAAAAAGCATTGATGTTAAAAAGACAAAAGCCTTTGGTCCATATAAAGGAATGCCTAAAAAGTATACTGTTAACTATCAAGTAGAAAGAGACCCGCTAAGTAAAAGATTAAACTTTACTGATGCTGGTATGACGCTTGATGGAAGATCAATGGATCAAGTTGCACCAACACGTCAAGGTTTATTTAATAGATCTCAGTCTGCTGGTAATCAGTCTTCTATGAATCAAGATAGACTTGATATGTTTTTAAATAAAGACTTCTCCAAGCAATCAAGAAGAAGAGGCTTAACAGAAGGTCTAACAGCAATAGCACCAAGACTTGGATCAGCCGCTTCAAGACTTTTTGGAGATGGCTATGAACAATATCAAGCAGATCAAAAAGTACTTCAAGCTCCTGGACAAATATCAAATAGAGAAACTAGAAGACTTCAAAAAAATGATCTATATGAAGATTATCTAAAGAGATTTGCTCAGCAAAATCCACCTATTAGTGATAAAACATTTGCATTTAATCAATCAACACCTGTTGTAGATACAGAGTTTCCAGAGATACAAAATGCTGGAACATTTAGTGACATGGCTGGATATAGTCTTCCTACAAGAGACGCGCAAGCAATTCAAGGTAATGAAGATGAGTTAATACCACAGAGACCAGTAGAAAGTCCAATAGGTAGTTTACCTACTAGATCTGCGCAACCATTATTATTACCGTCTCAAACAAGACTAGCTCCAGGACAAACTAGTCCTATGTATTATGACCAAGCTAGTGAAGAAGATGCAGCAGCACTTGCTCAACAACAAAGAGAACAAGATCTAAGAGGTAGCGGATTAGGTTTACTTGGTTTGCCTACAGCACAAGATGAGTATATGCAGCAAGTGGGTGATCAAGGTGCTTATGATTTACAACAAGCTGAGCTTCAAAGAATGATGGAGCAAAATCCAGATTTCTATGGTCAACAACAATATAATTGGGAACCGGGTCAAGAACTTCTTGGTAGCGCAAGTACTCCTGTTTTAACTCCACAAGAAGCAGCTGCACGTCAACAACAAGTTATTGCACAACAAAGAGCGGAAGCTCAACGTAGAGCAGCTGCACAGGCAAGTATTGCTCAAAGGAATTTAGGACAGAAGGTTCAGGATTATGGAAATAAAACTGTACCTGCTAAGTCTAATGTTACTAAACCACAAAGAGAAACTTCTGTAACTCCAAGAGATACTAATCAAACTACTCAACAAAAAGTAGCAGTTAAAAGAAATGAACCTGTTAAACCTGTAGTTAAACAAGAAACTGCAAAGACTTATATTAAACCTACAGGTTCTGTTAACTATGGTGGTGCTGATAAAGCACAAGCTGCTGAAGATGCTGTAAGAAAACAAAAAGAAGAAACAGCAGCTAAACGTAAACAGTTTGAAAAAAGTTATGGTGTTGATAAAGCTACTCTTGAACTCTTTAGGAGTTTAAGAGGAATGGAGGGTACAGAAGCACAACAAAGAGCAATGCTAGAAAAGTATCCAGGACTAAAAAAATATTATAAACCATCTAAAGGAGAATATGGTGGTTACATGGCATATGGAGGTACTATGACAATGCCTAAAGCTTATACAGGATATGACAATGATCTTGATGAAGATACACCAGTAAACTATGATCCAAGATTTAGAGCTCAGCAAAGACAGTTTGATTTAGGTTCATCAGAGTTAGATAATCCTTTTGTTTATAGTGGACAAAATCAATTGACTAATGAGAAGTCTGGAGTAAAAATGGGAACAGAAGGAAGTTATGTAAATGAAGGTGTAGTACCTAAAGAAGATCTAACTGACTTCTCTCAAAGAAAAGAGTATGATGATGTATCTGTAGATTATAAAACTAAAGGTGATTGGGATGCTAATGCAGCAAAAAGAAGATTGCTTATGGATTGGACAAATGCTGCAGGAAATACAATTGCAGGTTGGTTTGATTCTCCTAGACAAGATAAATCTTGGAGAAATGAAGATGCCCAAGCATCAATTGATAAAGGTTGGATTATTACTAACAGTGGATTAGAAACACCAGATATGGGTCAGAGACAATCTGTTAAGTATGGCGGTGGTATCTATCAGCAGGGCGGTCCAATATATGATCATGAAATTGGAGAGTACATGTGGATGACTCCTGAGATGATTCAGAAGTTTCTTGAGGATGGTGGTGAATTAGAATACGTATAATATGCAACAAGTAAGAATAAAGAAACTTCCTAATAGAGCTTTAGGAGGTGTAAAGACAGGACAGCAAACTTCTACAGGAGCTCTGTCTATTCAACCTACTGCAATGGGTGGTTCTGATATTGATCAGTACATTGGTGAGAAAGCTGTTGATACAAGAAAGACATTACAACCAGATCCAAGAGAAAAATCTAATGTAGAAGTTGAGAAAGGTGAAGTTGTTGCCGGTGACCTGAATGGTGATGGAATGATTGAAACCTATATTGCAGGAGGTAAACGTCATAGCCAAGGTGGTACACCACTTAATCTACCAGATGATACTTTTATCTTCAGTGATACTAAGTCAATGAAGATTAAGAATCCTGATATTCTTAAGAAATTTGGTAAGACATCTGGATCATATACTCCTGCTGATCTTGCTAAGCAATATGACATAAACAAGTATAGAAAGATTTTACAAGATCCGGATTCTGATGCTGTTGATAGAAAGACAGCAGAGTTAATGATTCGTAACTATACAATGAAGCTTGGAGCTTTGGCTGTTGCACAAGAGGGTAAAAAAGGATTTCCTCAAGGTGTACCGCTTATTGCTCAGCCATTCATGCAATCAAATCAGATTACTGAAGAGCAGGTAATGCCTAAGTATAAACCAAGATTTGCTAAACAGGAACAAGAAACAACAGAAGAAGAAACAGCAGAACCACAAGAAGAAGTAGGATTGGATGAAAGCATGCCTACTCAAATGCCTAATGGTGAGCAAATTGCTATGTCACCTGAGATGTCAGGTGAAGCACCAATGGCAGCCTATGGTATGAACATGGGTGGTTATAGTATGCCATTCTATCAAGACTATGATACTCAAGATGAGTATGCAGAGGGCGGTCTTATTAAAGCTCAGAATGGTTTAGTAAAAGAACCGTACAGTATGAATGAGGCTTACACTCCTAAAGGTGTTGTACGTCTTAATGCATTTAGAAAAAAATATGGTCTTCCGCAGCTTAAAGGATCACTTACTAAAGCTGATATTAAAAAGGCAGCTGGTGAACTTCAAGCTAAGATTGCAGAAACTAATCCAGATCTATTAGTTGATTATATGACTACTAAGTCACATCAACCTAATAATGAACTATCTAAGATTATTCCTGCAGGATATCCTAAGACTACGGCAGGTGCAAAAGCTGCACTAGCTGATGGAAAACTTACTCCAGATAAAATTAAAGGAGCTTACAAAGATGATCAGTGGTGGTACCGCGCACTTGATACGCAAGTTAAAGAGCTTTCTAAAGAAGAGTATGAGAAGAAGATGAAAGAGCCTAATGCTATTAAGCAAGGTGATAAACTATTCTTCAATGATGATCCTTCTAATCCTGAAATGTATACTGAGTATGTAATGAAGGATGCTGGTAAAAAAGCTGATGAAACTACTAAAACTACCACAACAACTGAAGAAGTAGATGATACTGATGTAGATCAAGACTATATAGATAATTATCAATATCCAAGAGAAACAAAAGCAAGCTGGATGGCTCCAGATGTTATGAATCTTGCTGGAGCATTTGGTGATAGAGCAAGCTTAAGAAAACAATATCCATGGTCTCCAAGAGTTGAGCTAGAAGAAGCACAACCAAGATACTTAGATGTTACTAGACCTGCTGCAGCTTTAGCAGAACAAGCAAATATTGCTCAACAAAATCTAGCTCAATTTACAGGATCTCCACAACTTACATCAGCAAGAGCTATGGGTATGCAAGGACAACTTGCTAAGAATGTGGTAGACTTAATGTCTTCATATAATAATCAAAACGTAGCTATTGCAAATCAATATGCACAAGCTAATGCTGGTATTAGAAATCAAGAAAGATTAAAGAATCAAGAGATTGCAACAAAACTCTATGATCAAACTAATCTAATGAATCAGCAATATGATAATTCTAAGCGTGCTGCCAATGCTAATATACGTCAAGCAATGGCTACAGGTTGGAAGAATGCATCTGACCTAGCAATGGTAAACGCTATGTCTGAGCAGTATGATATTGATCCTTTAACAGGTAATGTTATATTCCAAGGAGGTAAAGATAATACACCGGAAAGAACTCAAACATTTAATGATTTGCTTAATGATTATATTGAAGCAGGTTTTGATCCTAAAGATGCAATTGTTGCAGCTAAAGAAGCAATGAAAGGATCTACTTCTTCATCTGGTATTGATTATCAAGCTTTACTAGACAATATGCAGTATAGCAAAGATGGGGGTGGTATTTATGTAATGGGAGCAAATGTATTCCCATTCATGTTCTACTAAACTTTATATGTTTAGTAAACTTATTTGATTTTGGTATTTTTACAATATAGATAAATTAAGATATGGCAACGTATTTACAAGGTGTCACAGATTACATTCCGCAGTTTCAACCATTTCAGCCTGACCTGAACTTATATGCTAATGTACTTCAGACAAAACAGACTCAATATGATACTGCATGGAAATCAATAAATAAAGTATATGGTCAATATTTTTATTCTGATCTTACAAGAGATGATAATATTCAACGTAAAGATGAGTTATTAAAAAACATTGACTTTAACTTAAAAAGAGTTTCCGGTCTTGACTTATCCCTTAGTCAAAATATAGATCAAGCTACACAGGTGTTTAAACCTTTTTATGAGGATAAGAACCTTATGAAAGATATGGCTTGGACTAAAACTTATAATGCACAAAAAAGTAGAGCTGAAGGTTTAAAGAATGCATTTGATGAAAAAAGAAGATCTGAATACTGGGAGACTGGTGTTAGAGCTATGGACTACATGCGTGATGAATTCAAAGAAGCATCAGCTGAAGAAGCATTAGGTTTTGGGAATGTAAGCTATACTCCTTACGTCAATACAATGAAGAAGGCACAGGAGATAGCAAAAGATGCTGGACTCTCTGTAGAGAAAGTTGACTTCAGTCCTGACGGTAGATACATTATTAAGACTAAGAATGGTGATGAGTTAATTGAACCACTTAGTAAATTGTTTGAGGCTAGTCTAGGCTCTGATCCGGCAGTACAAGCAATATATCAAACACAAGCATATGTAAACCGTAAGGATTATGCTTACTCTAATGCTGCTCAATTTGGTGGAGATAAGAATGCAGCAGAGATGAAGTATCTTGAGAACAGCTTTAACTTACTTAAGCAAGAGCAAGTTCAGAGATATGAAAACTTAAAAGATTCATCAACTACATATGAAGGTAGAATAAAAGATGTTCAGGCACAAATAGACAAGGGTAGTAAAGACCCTAAGCTAAAAGCATATCTTGATAATCTTACACAAGCAAAAGAGATTAATGATTCTGTACTAGAAAGAGTACAGAAAGATGTAGATGCATTATCTGAAAAGTCTAGTACGCTTACAACATCTACAGGCTTTCAAAACCCTTATGGAGATGTTAAGTCACTGCGTTGGAAAGTTGACAACGGTATGGCTTCAAAACTTATGCAGAAAGATCTAGATGAAGCCGCGCAGATTTTTGCTTATAAAGATGCTGAAGTAGATATTGAAGCTGATGTATATGCAGTAAATGAGCAGAAGCATGCATTCTCTATGCAAGAAGTTGCAGCTAGAAATGCTGGTCTTGCTAATGCGGCTAGAATCCGTAATGCTGGTGAGCGTAAGAATATGCTTGACAAAGCACTTATTGACAGTGGTATTGGTACTATAGATCTTAACACAGGAAAAGTAGTTGTTAATGAAGGTTACCAAAATACATTTGTTGATTCAGAAAATGATGGCAACGTGACAGATAAAGTAAGTATGAAAGTACTTAGTGATGCAATTGCTAAAAGACAAACAAATCAGTATGCAGTTCCATATCTTAATCAGTCATTAGCACTTCTTCAAAAACTAAAAGAGACCGGAGTTATTTCAGATAAAGAAATCAGTAAGATTCTTTCTCATAATGGAAAACAAACTAACTGGAATGAGTTTAATAAAAAGCTTCAGTCTGATCCATATAAATTCTTAAGAGGAGATATAGGAAGTAAAGAACTTATTGGTATTAATAAGAGACTTAATTGGTGGGTTAGAAATAATAATAAAGTTAGTGCTATTGCTAAAGGTATTTCTGGTTATGCTGAAGCATCATCTCAATTTAATGATTATGCTAAATACTTAGATCAGGATACTAAGTGGAGAAAAGATAGTTCTAAAATTGTAGAACAGCATTTAGCATATACACTAGATGATAATATGAAAGGATACGCTAAGTATCTATATGATGAGAATGGTAGACTCCGTAGTAAAGCTGAATTTAATTCATTGTTTAATAACAGCGGCAAGATGAAAGGTGGTGAAGGTGGTGGAAAAACTAGAGCTATGGCTAGAGGAGCTTCTACTGTATTAGGACCAGCTGCTAATCTTGTTGGCTCTGCCTATAATTGGATGACAGGTGCTGATAAATCAGATGTATATGATGAACTTGTTAAAGCTGCAGGTACCGCATACTCATCAGGTAAAATTAAAAAAGCTCCTCCAGGAATTGCATCACTTGGTGAAATGTCTGGAACAGGCTTATTTACACCAGGTAGACAATCTATATTTGTATCACCAAAAGGTATGGGTACAAAAGGACATGCATACTTCCATGAGTTTGTAGGTGACTATAGAAAGATGGACTTTGGTGATCCTACAAAGCATCAGATTACTTTCTTAGGAACAAATGCAAATGCATTAAAAGCAGAGTCACTACGTAATAAAACAGGTAAGGCTCTTGTTGATGCTATTGTTATGGAGATGAATAACTCTAAGAGTAAGTTTAAAAACTTTAAGATGAGTGCTCAATCTATAGTAGGTAATAATGCAAATAAAGGTGCAATGATTTTGAGACCAGATGCTGAATGGCTAGGTAATCAAGTTTATAAGACAGATAAAGATGGTAATAAAACTGGTTCAGGTATAATTAGTCAAGCACAGTATGATGCTATCATGCAAAATGGTGTATCTATTGTATCTAATAATAATAAATTTAGTAATGGTTTATTCCAATATTAATATATGGATACACTTCAATCTATTGTAGATTATGATGGAATATATGAATACCGTGACCCATATGGAAACCTTACAGGTACAATTACCAAAAACCAAACTGGTACTGGAGATTATAACATTAAGACAAGCTACAACATTTTAGATCATGAGACTGGTCAATATATGAATGATATTAGATATGAGAATACTCTAACATCAGGTAATAACCTTTCTCAAAGAAAATATGACTGGTTAAATATGTCAGAACAAGTTAGACTATACAACAATGGCGGATACTAATGAATCATTTAGCCCACTTGACTCACTTGGGCCAGCTTACGGAAAGATAAACCAACCCTCTCTTGATGAGCAGGGTTTATCTGCTTTTGAGGGAGACAGGATTACAAGACCTGAAATTAATTTCCCTGATAGAGGTACAAACTTTATTCCTATTATACCTAGTGCAGGTCAATTAGATAATCAGCAAACTACTGTACGTAAAGACATAGTTGGTAAACCAGGAGCTAAAGCAAATCCTTCAAAGTTATCTGCAAAAGATTTTTCAAAAGCAATAGGTGATTTTTACTCAGCTAAAGCTGCAGCTAATCAAGACAAGAATGAATATGCAAGAATATATTCTTATGATGCTACTCCAGACGGTGGGTCATTCTATAAGAGATATTCTAAGATGGGAGATGAGACCTTTAATAAATTAGGCTTTCACCCTTTCCGTGATAATGAATCTATTTATAATGCAGGTACATCAGGTTGGGCAGATGCTAAAAGAATGATGGTTCATTCATTCTGGCCAATGTTTACACAAGCATTTAAGTCAGCTCCACAGAGTTTAGGTAAAATGCTTCAAGGAGATTTCAGTCCTGATAAAGAAGCTGCAATGATGAGTGCTGAGCAATCGGCTATTGGTTACTCCTCAAGAGGTGGTGTAGGTGCATGGTTAAATAATACAGGAATGGCATTTGCTTATACAGCAGGTGTTATTACTGAAGCTTTGGCTGAAGAAGCTGCGGCTGCTGCATTTACAGTAGCTACTGCTGGAGGTGGTACCCCAGCTTTATTTGCTACTACAGCAAACAATGCTAGAAAAATACCAAGCATTCTAAGAGGTTTAAACACTGCTGAAAATGCTATTGATGGTATGAAAGCTATGAATGCTACACTAAATGGATTAAAGTCTGTTAGTGGTGCAAGAAGCTTTTGGAATGCAGCTAGAGTAGAAAAGACTGTGAGTAGTAATACCTTTAAGTTCTTTAATCCTCTTTCTAACCTTACAGAAGCAGGAATTAAAATTGCTAAGAATGAGGATAATCTTACAGGACTAGCAAGAGCATATGATGCAACCAAGAAAACATTTGGTGGATTCTACGGTGATGTAAGAGCAGTTAACATGGCATTGTCAGAAGCTAGACTAGAAGGTGGTATGGCTGAGAATGACACATATAATAAACTCTATGATGATTATTATAGAGATGAGCAAGAAGCACCAGATAATAAGACTCAAGAAAGAATGATGCTTCAAGCTAAAGAAGCAGGTATGACTGATTTAATATGGAACACTGGTCTTATATATGCATCAAATAAACTTGTACTTCCTAACCTTGTTAACCGTAGAGGAGGTATAGCAAACTTTCTTAAATCCAAAACTGAGGATTTACTAAATCTTGATGGAGGTGATATTCTTAAAATAAATAAGAAGACAACTCTTAAAACAGGTAAGACTGTCAATACATCAAAGCTTGAATGGAGAGAAAAGAATCTTTGGAATACTGTAAAAGGTTTTGCTCAAAGACCATTAAGTAAATCTATTCCTGCTGGTGCTGCATACTTTAAAGCAAATATAGGTGAAGCATTACAAGAGAATTTACAGGAAGTTATTTCTGATGCTACAAAGAATTATTACATTGATTCATATAGTAATCCCAATGTAGCAACCCATCAGTATGCTAGAGGTCTAGTTAAGAATGCTGTTAAAGATCAGTTCTCAGCTAGAGGTTTGGAAACTTTTGCTTCTGGTTTTACTATGGGTATGTTTGCTTCTCCATTAAACGCATTACCACAAGCATTTTCTATTGGTTATAATAGAATCTTTGATAATGATGCTTACACTAAATATAAAATGGCCAGAACAAAATATGGTCAGCAAATGGTTAATACTTTATCTAGTGTAGATCTAAAAGACTTCTTTGATAATAACTTAAAGAACTATGGTGTTCAAGCTTCTGCAACAGACCTTAAAGTAACTGCTTCTGAAAAGGTAGCAAGAGATGCATCTGATGCAGCATTCATTTCTCAAATGCAAGTTATACTTGATAAGGGAATGATGGATTACTACACAGACCAATTAAAAGGTTTACAACAGCTTACTGCTGAAGAGTTTGAAGAGATGGTTCCTGGAATTCCTGCAGGTAAAGGTCAAGAGTATCTTGATAAACTACCTGAAGTAATTGATAGGGCTCAGAAAATGGAGAAGAAGTTTAATGATATAAACGATAGATTTCCAAATCCAGTTAACATAAGTAACTATAAAAAAGGAGACCCAGACTATGAAGATGCTTCATTGACATATCATGCATGGGAAGAAGCAAAGAGAAATGCTATATTCTTTAATGAGTCTTTTGATAACACTACTAAACGTATGTCTAGTATTATTAATGATGTAACAAGCTCAGGCTTGCTTAAAAAAGCATCATTCAATGATATGAAAGTATTGTTTGATCAAGCTCTTCTATCTAATGAAGCTGAGATATTAAAAACTGAAGTTGATACACTTGAGTCAACTAAAGCTGATCCAAAAGAGTTAGCTAAAAAGAAAAGAAGACTTGAGGCATTAAAAAAACTAGATGATGGTATCACCAGCTTTAAGAGATACTATGTTGACAGAAGTGAAATAGCACAAAGAATTATTAATGATAACAAAGATGCTTCAGAAGAAGAAGTTCTTAAGATGATTGATGATGAACTTGGTATCCGCAATGATGATAATGACATTAAGTTCAATGAGGAACTTGAGTCTACATTCAGAGAATACTTAAAGTCACTTGCATCCATTAATGATGATAACTTATTTGATAGTGATATAGATGAGGCATTTGAAAAACTTCGTGACTTCTATTTGCTAAGCAAAGAGGCTCAGGGAATGGTAAGAGGTATTAACCTGCTTCATGACCCTAAAGGATTTGTAGAGCATGTTAAGCGCAACAAAGTTTGGATGAAAGAGCTTTATGATAACCGTAGAGAATACTATGAGAATCTTAAAGAGCAAGAGTTCCAGAAGAAAGAAGGTAATGACTTACTTAATCACTTAGCTAGCCAAGGTCTTTACATTAGTCTAGATGACTTTGAAAGATGGAGAGAGATGAAGATACTACCAGATGAGATCTATGATGATGTTCATAAAGTAGTTATCCGTAAGTCTCACCCAATGTATGATGAGATCATCAGACCATTCTTGATGCTGAATAATCTTCAGACAGTTAAGAATGAAATGGAGATTGTTGAAGAGTCAGTAAGAGAAGACCTTGATAAGCTAGATGCTGAAATGCAAACTAGAATAGATGAATTACCTAAGAATGAGCAGAGAGAAGACCAAGGGTCACTTGACTTTAAAGGTAAGGAGACAATCAAATCTAAAAATATCTCTGAGCAACTTGGAGACAAAGAGTATGTAGATGTAGTTGGTAAAGATGGCACACCACTTACTTTCTATAAAGACGGTGAGGTATTAAGATTCAATGATAAAGATGGTGAAGAAGTTACACCAGCGTCATTAAAAGAACTTGGTACATCTGATTCTTTTGCAGAAGCAACTAAGTTTGTTATGGTTACTGAACCGGATCCAGATGCTGTTAAAGAAATCATGGATGAGTTTGCAGAAAAGAAAGCAGACATACTTCAATCAGCTGCTGAAAAAGGTGTAGAGAATCCAGGTGAGGTGAAAGAAAGAGTTATCTATACAACAGATATGGACATGGATGAGTTTCCGCCAGATTTGTATAATAGAATAGTTCTTGCTTTTGAAGAATATGCTGAAGAAAATGGTCTCACTGATTTAGCAGGTGATGATTTTGACATAGCTGTTGACTCATTCCTTAAAAGTAGCTTTGTTGCTGCTAGGATAGTTGATGACTATAATAAAGAACAGGAGCTTGGTAAAGCCATGGTTAGAGAACCAGAGGTACCAATGATTACAGTTGGTGATAAAACCATGAAGATCAATGAGATACCTGAAGCTCAGTTAAGATCAATACTTAAGACCTATCAGACTGAATTAGATTCTATTGCTAAGGAAGAACAAACTCCTGTTATAAAACAAAGAGCGGCAAGAATTGCTTACGGTATTAGAAAGATAAATGATTATTTAGCTGGTAAAGTAAAAGAAGGATTCAGTGAACCTCAAAGAAAAACTATTGATTTAATACAGCCTATTATTGATTTCCAAAATGATATCACTAAAGGTAAAGGTGGTTATTTGATTAATAATCAATTGATGCAGAGAGTAACTCAAGTCATTAGAAAATTTGAGACAGAAGAATATAAGTATCAAGCTGAAGGTGATGTTAAAGCTACTTTCAATACTACAATAGCTGAGCAAGGATTTAATGAGTCATCAATAAGTAACTTCATCACTGAATTGAGAAAGCAGAAGCTTCCTGGATTTAGTGACTTTACATACAATGAGTTACAGAATGAGCTCAATACTATGTTGAGTGAAGCTCCAGCTGCATCAAATGAAGACCTAATTAATAAGGTCATGAATACAATTGCTGAGAAGACATATGAAGAGTCTAGAATCTCAGGTAACTATATTGATGATCAAGTTCGTGACTTGTTTGCTGACAAAGAGCCTAAGTTTGATGATACTAAAATTACTAGAGAAGCATTTGATGCTTTGTTTAATGAAGACCCGGAGAGCCTCGGCTACCTCAGAAACATAAAGAGACTAGTAGATGAAGAAGGTCTTTATGTATTATCAAGAGTTGTACTCAATGATGGTACAGAAAGAGGTCTTGTTCTTTATGATGAAGAGGCAGGAGTAGCTGGTGAAGTTGACTTACTTGCTGTAGATAGACTTGGTAATGTGTACATCATTGATACCAAGACTGGTAAAGAAGTTAAATGGAGAGGATTTAATGTAGAAGGTAATCAATCTTCCAAAAAAGAAATCTATACATTACAACAAACAGCATATGCTAATCTTCTTTACAATCTTACTGATAAACAAGCTAAGGTCAGTCTATTACCGATTCAAATAGACTATGAGGCTAACACAGGTAGAATAACTAGAGCAGGTAAACCAACTGCTAAAGGTGCATTAGAGGATGGTAAATACAGAATACCACTTGAGATAACACCTGATATCCAGGAAAAAATTGACTCTGTTATTCCAAGAAAGATTAAAGCTGCACCAGAAACTGAAGAGACAGGACCTGCTCAAAATGAAGACTTTACTGGAGGTAACATTCCGGCAGAAGATAGTGACATACAGGTACCACAAGAAGAACCAGTTATTGATCTGGACATTGATACATTAAGAAAACCTATTGCTGAAGCTACACAAGAAGTATTAGACCTATTCAAGTCTGACTTTGCACAGGCTATTGCTAAGAATAATATCTCTGTAGAAAGTGTAACGGCAGTACAGGAACTTATCAATGAAAGACAGAGACAATTAGATAGTGGAGTAGCAGTAAAACTTACACCTGAGAATGTCAAAGTAGGTGACCAACTTGTCGCAATTAATCCTATATTTGTTAATAACAAGCTTGCTATAGCAGAGGGTGACATTGTATCCATTAAATCTATTGATAAGGTTGCTCAGTTTGCTGATGTAAATACTACAACAGTACCATCAGTCCCAGTCACATTTAACTTTGCAGAGTTAAATAAAATGTTTATATTAAAACAAGAGGTTATGAAAACAGAAGGTTCAGAAGATGAGGGAGCTCCATTGACAAAAGATGAAAAAGACTTTATGGAAGAATCATTTGAAAACATCAACAATCTACTTAAAAGTTCAGATAGAAAAGATGCTCTTAAGAAAGAAGCAGACAAACAACTTACTGATGCTGTAGATACTGAACTATTTGAAGACGTAACCTCTGACTGTTAAAACATTTTATTATGATCAATTGTGCCTTATCTAGTACAACAGTAGAAAAATTATATAAGAGTATATACAAACATATGTCTGATTCATTAAAGGAGGGAGCTGAACCGTTTTCTCCTGCAGACTATATGGCTTATGTATATGGTAATAAAGCTCAAGCTTCAACTCCGGAAACTGCTGCTAAATTAATTCAGCATGTACCACGTATGATTATTGATCTGTACAACACAGACTTTATTCAGAACCCAAGCTTTACAAAGTTAGATTTAAACTCTCTAGCTGAGCTAGGGCGTTCATACTTAGATGTTGACAACGGTATCAATAATGTAATCAATACATATAAGGAAACATCAAAAAAGTTTCTTAGAGCTTATGTAAATACATTAAAGGGTGAAGCAGGTAATACTGAAGAGATGGACCCAGAAGGTACTTTTTACTACCCTTCTGAGCGCTTTAGACCATATACGTCACTAAGCGGTACATCCCAAGAACTAATTGCAGCTGACCCTACTAGAGTAGATATGTTTATTGAAACTCTTGATGAGTCTAAAAGAACTATCTATAATACTCTGAATAAGATTCAGACTGAGACTGATGGTGTTGATTCTGCA